AAACATAATTTAACCACCATGTCCTGCTGTAACTCATCTTGTAACCACGACCCCTGCGGCTCGTCATTTAATCAGCTTTTCACTAAAGCTGCTCAGTACGCCCAATACACACAAAGCCAAGCTGTATCTGCGAAAGAATCCGAAGAAGCAGCAGAGGCGGCACAAGCTGCGGCAGAGGCGGCAGCGGCACAAGTTGAGGGATTTGAAAGCCTCTACCTTGGAGCTAAAGATGTTCCCCCAGCACTGGACAACCAAGGCAATCCCCTCCAAGAAGGTGCGCTATACTTCAACACTGTCATCCAAAAGATGTATGTGTGGGATGGCACTAACTGGATTACAGCATCGAACGTCACGGGATTTGATGAGGCTACTGACTTCCTCGCTACAGGAACAACATACTCTCGCAACCTGCAAGATCGCTTTGCAGATGTTGTGAACGTGAAGGACTTTGGAGCTGACCCTACTGGGACAACAGATAGCACAGAAGCATTCCAAGCAGCTTGCGCTACTGGAAAAACAGTTTTTGCATTTGGAACATTTTTAATTACTCAACAAGTTTTGGTTTATGGAGAACTTATTGGTGTATTGGGATTATCGACACTAAATTTAAATGTAATAGGAAACACTAATGGATTGGCATTACAAAGTAATGCAACAATAAGCGGATTTACCATTAATAGGGTTAGGTCTGGAATTATAAGCAGTAGCGGGGCTTATGGAAATGCGATTGCTGTATGGCCAAGTGCTGGAGGCGATTTAGTTCCTAATCTTTTTTCTAATGTTAAAATTTCAAATGTAAATATTATTGCATCTGGCAGCAATTCAAATGTAATTACATTTCTTGGAAATATTAAAAATTTCACTATAGAAAATGTTAATATAAGTGGATTATTCTTATATGGAATGTTAATACATTGGAGGAGGCTTGGTTCTGCTCCATTTGACTCATATCATCCAAGAAATGGAGCAATTAGAAATATTACATTCAAATCAAATACTTGGGCGCAAGCAGATGCTGGTCTATATCAAGCAGCCACGCATGATATTTCTGTCACTAACATTACGGCAATTGATACGCAACGAGGATGTGTTGCTGCTGCTGGAGATATTGGAGGTGTTTTTTCTGTTGGAGAATCAATTGGAAGAGTGATGACAAATCTTTCATTTGAAAATATTGCTTGTATAAATAATTCAGCAAATGGATTTTGGATTGTAGGAAGATCAGACTTTCAATCCTCTATTGGGAATTGTTGGTTTATGTCTAGGGGTGCAATTACTGCAAGAAACATTACAGTTGAAGCTGGAGATAATAGCACAAATTCACTTGAACCAATAACTCTTGAATTTGCAAATGGAGTTTCTATAGATGGAGCAAATGTATATGTAAAAGAAGGAAGAGAAGGAATTGTAAATTCAGCGAGTGCCGTTTATTTAAATGCAGCTACAAATTGCTCAATAAATGGAGTATTTAAATATTCAAGGGGAATTAGATCGTTTTCTTCTTCTGGTTGCCAAGTAAACAATAGTCTTATTCAAAATAGTCAAAGCATTAGTTCTGTTTCAGGAGACTATGGACTTGATTTAGATAGCGCATCATTTTCTACAACAATTGGGGCGACTCTAAATATAAATGACACAACTATTACATTGGTCTCTATTCCATGTAATATATTTTCTGGAATGACATTCACTAATGGTGGAAATATATTTTATTTTGATGGAAGCGCGGCCTCTGGAACTACAAATGTAACCATATCAATTAAACCAGCAATTGCATCAATAGCAAGTGGAGGAACTATAAATATACAGAATGGGACTTTAGACATTGAATTGATTGGAACAACATTTAGTGGGTTTGACAGAAGTATTTTTAGTGAAGGCGTTTCAACATCTCCGGTAAATAGAATTACTGCGAGAGACTGCGTGTTTAAATATAGCAGACTTGACCATGTATATCTAACATATACAGACAATGCTGATATAACTTGTTGCTATTTCGGACAAGGAAATCAAGGGATTGGGTCTTCTGCTGCTGATATAAATTTAAGAAACTGTAGTTCAGCTATTGTTAAGTCAAACACATTTAATCAAGACCTTGATACAAACTCAATTTACAATGTATATGTATTGAATGGAGGAAAGGGTATTATTTTAGAGGGCAATACTTTTTGGAAACATCAAACAGATACAATAACATATCCAACAGCAAGTTCAATATACCTTAATGGCAGCGGAGCTTCTGGAGAAAATGATTTTATTATTGGAAATAATTGTTTTGCTTCAACTGTAATAAATCCAGTTCTTCCGACTTCATCGAGACGCAGTATTACAATTGGAAATAGGCGAATAGGATTTGCAACAACAATTCCAACAGGAGGAGTATGGAATGTTGGGGATAGAATATTTAATATTAATGTAGCGGTTGGGCAACCAAAAGGATGGATTTGCACAATCGCTGGCGAACCCGGAACTTGGGTATCTGAAGGAAATCTATAACTATTATACAAGCCAAAGAAATCCTCGCTAAAAACAAAGTAACGAAAGAAGAATACGAAAAGGCTCAAAAAGAAGGCCGTATTACAAAGTATTGAACTCTATATTCAACATCTCCCACATTTTAATCTGCCTTGCGTTCCAAGGAATAGGATATGCTCTGACAAAGAACCCGTTTATCGGAGCAATAGCCGGAATATTCTTCTTCGCAGGTAGGGAGATTGCTCAAGCAGAGTATCGCGCAATTAAGGCATCCCCAAGCAAGCTCCGTAAAGATCTGCCGCTATTCGGTGGACTTAACCCTAAACACTGGGCAGCGAAAGCATTTTTTGCGGATCTGTCTGTTCCATCGGTAATCGTCGTCGCGGCGGCGATTGTCTTACATTTAACCCAATAATATATGGCACTAACAAAGGTATCCACAGACATGATCGAACCGTTGACCAGCGCGGATGTAGGGCTGGGAAATGTTGACAATACATCGGACGCAGACAAGCCGCTCTCGACAGCGGCCACCACCGCACTTGCCGGGAAGTCCGACACGGGACACTCGCACGTTATCGCTGATGTGACCGACTTGGCTGCGGCTTCGATATGTAAAGCATGGGTCAACTTCAATGGTAAGTCGGTTGCCAGCGGAGCGATCACGCCTGCGGCGTCGTATGGGATCAGTGGCGTGAACAAAACGGCAACAGGGAAATACATTGTTGCTCTGTCTGCAACGCGGCCAGACGCAAACTACGTCGTGACATCCACAATGGGCGCAACAGACGATAACTACGACGGTGACTGGGCGATGGTTGTGTATGACATCAACCCCAGCTTTTTCGAGGTGCATATCTACGACAAAACAAACGGAGTCTACAAGGATTTGAACTTGCTGATGTTTGCTGTTTTTGGTAATTGATTGTTCATATCACTATGCCAGACGACATCGCACATCAACTTGGAAACTTATCTGGCAAGCTGGATATGATTTTGGAAAACCAGCGGACGAACTCGTACCGTCTGGAGTGTATCGAGAAGCGCGTGCGGTCGCTTGAGGCGCATCGCGGGTACTTTTTGGGCATCGTAGCGGCGGTCGCATTCGCGTGGACGATGGTCTTTGAGTGGGTCAAGGGCAGATTTATTGGGGGTTGATTATTGTTGACCAACACCCGCGAATCACCATATATTTTCCCCGTTAGAACAAACAACAATAAGAACACTATGGTCACGATGAAACTAATTGACGCCGCGCTTTCGCGCTTGAAAGAGAAGTCCACTTGGGCGGGAATCCTTTCCCTCGCCGCTCTTGTGGGGCTGAAAGTCAGCCCCGAACTGCTCACAGGGATCAGCACAGCAGTTATCGGACTCATTGGACTCTACGAGGTTATCCGCAAAGAGTCCAAATGAATGCGCGGCGCAAAGCGGCAGCGGTTGTCATCTTCGCTTGGGCAATCGCTGCCGCTGTTTTTCTCACGGGTTGCTCAAGTTTTGGGCCGTTGGCGTTCTCGCTTGAGAGCGACTACGGAAAATTCACCTACCAGCTCCCCGACATTCCGACAAGAACACTCAATGATAAATAAGCTCCTGAAGATCGCGGAGTCCGAGGTCGGAGTCCGTGAAGTCGGCGGCAACAACAGCGGTCGCCGCATCCGAGAGTATCAGACAGCGACAAACCTCAAGCCTGCGGCTTGGCCGTGGTGCGCGGCGTTTGTTGATTGGTGTATCCGTGAATGGTTACAAGACCCAGAAGCGGTCAAGTGGCTTAACCTGCAAGTCAGCACGCCTGAATCTTGGCGTCCCAAGACCGCGCTTGCGTATGGGTACTATTCGTGGAGCAAGTCGCGCCCGAAGACAACGCTTTTGCTGAACGAAGACGCAGACGTACAGCCCGGAGACATCGTAATGTTTGACTTTTCGCACGTCGGATTTGTTGTCCGCGAAGATAACGGCGTCATCGAAACGATTGAAGGCAACACAAACACCAAGGGTCAACGCGACAGCGTTTCTGGTGACGGCGTGTTCCGCAAAATCCGTAACAAGAAACTTGCAAGGAATTTTCTTCGCATCCGCCCCGTTGCATGAGTCATGCCCAAGAAAAACCGTGCCGTTCGCGTCAAGATCAGAGGGAAGTGGTGGCGGATCTTGGAGGAAACCCCACTAAAGCTCGACGGCAAGACGGTTCGCGGATATTGCGACAAAGCGCAGCGGTTAATCGTGCATGATGGCGGAGCTGACATGGCTTTTACCATCATCCATGAGGTTCTTCATGCCTGCCTCTGGGATCTTGACGAAGCCGCAGTCGAAGAAACCGAAGATGCGATTAAGACCGCGCTGGTAAGAACTGGTCTTATTGAATAAATGGGAGACACAAGAACCGACGACCAAAAGCAAGCTGACGCAGTCATTGCTTACGAGAAGACAATCCTCGCCGCCAAACGCAGGTTGCGCCTTGGCAAAGCCGCAGAGGATTTGATTGACTTTACTTGTCTGATGATGCCAGACCCGTCAGACCCAGACGACGCAGACATCTCGCGGTATATGCCAGCCAAGCACCACCGCGTTATCGCGGCGGCACTCCAAGAAGTTGAGCGCGGTAACATGTTGCGGCTGATTATTACGATGCCGCCGCGTGCTGGGAAATCTGAGTTGGCAAGCAAAAAGTTTATTCCGTGGTTGATCGGGCGCGATCCGTATCGCCATGTCATCTTTGCATCGTATAACGAGACTTTCGCGCAGGATACTGGTCGCGCCGTGCGCGACTTGATGAAACAGAACTTGTACAGACAAGTTTTCCCCAAATGCAGTTTGCGTGCTGGCTCCGCTGCCGCAGACCGCGTGCAGACAAACGAGGGCGGCATCGCCGCCTTTGTTGGTGTCGGCGGCTCGATCACGGGCCGTGGTGCTGACTTCTTGTTGATCGACGATCCAATCAAAGACCGCGAGCAAGCAGACAGCCCGACCGAGCGCAACAAGCAATGGGAATGGTTTACGCAGGTCGCCATGACGCGGCTTATGACAGCAGGCTCAAGAGTCATAATCATTATGACGCGCTGGCATGAAGATGACTTGATCGGGCGGCTTACTGATCCAACGAACCCGTGCTACAACAAAGACGAAGCGAAAAGCTGGAAGATTCTTGCGCTGCCTGCCCTTGCTGAAGACAACGATCCGCTTGACAGAAAGCGCGGCGAATCACTCTGGCCTGAACGGTTCCCAGTTGAGTTTTTGGAAAACGCACGCAGGCTGAACCCGCGTGGTTTCTCTGCGTTGTATCAAGGCAGGCCGACGCCAGATGATGGCGACTTCTTCAAAAAAGATTATCTCAAAACATACAAGCCCGAAGAATTGCCGAAAAACCTGCGAGTGTACTGCGCGAGCGATCACGCGGTATCCACTAAGCAAGACCGTGACCCGACCGTATTGCTCGCGGCTGGCGTTGACGAAGACGGCGTGATTTGGATTTTGCCTGATCTTTGGTGGCGCAGGGAACAGACAGACAGAGTTGTCGAAGCCATGTTGACGATGATGAAGCGGCACAAGCCGCTTTTCTGGTGGGCTGAGAACGGACACATCAGCAAAGCTATCGGGCCGTTCCTGCGAAAACGTATGGTAGAAGAGCAAACATACTGCTCAATCGTCGAAATGACTCCTGTGAAAGACAAAATGACCCGCGCACAGTCGATCCAAGCAATGGCATCGCTGGGGCGGGTGCGGTTCCCCGGCTTTGCGCCGTGGTGGTCGCAGGCCGAGCAGGAAATGCTCAAATTCCCTGCTGGAAGACACGATGACTTTGTCGATGCGCTCGCGTGGATTGGGTTGGGGCTGAACCTGCAACACAATGCGCCCGTGCCGATGAAGAAAGTAAACTCACCCGTGTCTGGCACGCTGGCGTGGGTGAAACAACAAACACGTCAAGATGAACTTGCGAAAAGACTTGCCTACCGTGATGGTTTTTGATTGATTTCCCGCTATGCACGACCCCTTGCAGCCAACAGAAAACCCTATGATGCCTCCGATGGAAGAAGGCATTCCCGTTGATGCGCTTGCGCCTGCGCCCGAAATCAGCGTCGAGGTCGTTGAAAAAGAAGATTACGACGAGCCGTCTGAATCCAGACGCAAACTTGTTGAGTTCTGGACATCAACGGTAAAAACGGGAAAGAAAAAGCACGAAAGCGCATTCACGCGGATGCGCGACGACTTGAAATTTATTGCTGGCAAGCAATGGAGCGAGCGCGACGACGAAGACAGGTATCAAGCCAACATCGTTCAACGTCACATCGCGCAACGTGTCGCGGCCTTGTATGCCAAGAACCCCGTGATCAAGTGCAAGCGTCGTGAGACGCTGGATTTTGCGCTTTGGGAAGGCACGCTGAACGAAGCCAACATGCTCGCTGGCGCGATGCAGCAAGGCGCAATGATGGGGATGCCGCCAGACCCGAACATGATGGCGACAATCCAAGACATCACTCAAGGGTTCCAAAAGCGGAAAATGCTTGACCGCGTGTCGAAGACGATGGAAATCGTCGCCAAGTACACGCTCGACGAGCAGCTTCCTCCGTTCAAGATGAGCATGAAGCAGCTCACCCGCCGCACATGCTCAACTGGCGTTGGTTTTGCCAAGATTGGTGTCCAGCGTTTCATGAAGAAACGCCCAGAGGACATCGAAAAGATTACAGACATCACGCAGCGGCTTGTCGAGATCGAGCGTATCCGCGAAGAGCTTTGTGATTGCAAGCAGGATGTTACATCGATTGACGCTGAGGCTGAACAGCTTCGCATTTCGCTTGCTGGCGTTCAGCAAATGCCAGAGGTCGTCGCACGCGAAGGCATCGTGCTTGACTTCCCGAAGTCAACATCAGTCATCGTTGACCCGCGTTGCACCTACCTGCGCGGTTTTATCGGCGCACGCTGGGTCGCGCATGAGTTCATCATGTCAACCGATGACGTGAAAGAAATTTACGGCATCGACCTCAAGAACGGAAAGTTCACCGCGTACCAAGACCCAGAGAACCAGCGGTTCAAGATCGAATCTGGCGACATGGACGCTGGCAAGAAGCCAGTCGATCAGGTCTGTGTCTGGGAGATTTACAGCAAGACAGACGGATTGGTATATACCGTAGCCGAAGGCTACTGCAATTTCCTTGAGGAACCACGCGAACCGCATCTGCAACTGGAGCGGTTCTGGCCGTTCTTCGTTCTTGCGTTCAACGAGATCGAATCCGAGTGCGAAGTGTATCCTCCAAGTGACGTGCGCCTCATGCGACCGATGCAGTTGGAGTACAATAGGCTCCGCGAAGGTCTGCGCGAACATCGCTACGCCAACCGCCCGATGACCGCTGTTCCAGACGGCGTTCTTGATCCAGAAGACAAATTCAAACTTGAAGCAAAGCCTGCTAACGGCGTTGTCACACTTAAAGGGCTACAGCCCGGACAAAAAGTTAGCGAACTTCTCCAGCCCGTCGAGGGGCCGCGCATCGATCCCGGCCTGTATGACACGACGCCGATTTTTGAAGACGTACTTCGTACGGTCGGCTCGCAAGAAGCGAACCTTGGCGGCACTGGTGGCGCGACGGCGACCGAATCGAGCATAGCCGAAAGCTCCCGCATGTCTGCGCTTTCATCGAACGTAGACGATCTGGACGACTTCCTTAACGAAGTCGCCCGCGCAATGGGGCAGGCGTTGTTGCAACAAATCGGCGCAGACACAGTCAAGCGCATTGCTGGGCCGGGGGCTGTCTGGCCCGAACTTTCCGCGCAGGAGATCCAAGACGAGTTGTTTTTGGAAGTGCAAGCAGGCTCCAGCGGCAGACCGAACAAAGCCGCAGAGATTGCCAACATCGAGAAGATTGTGCCGCTGCTCATTCAAATCCCCGGCATTTCACCAGAATGGCTTGCACGCGAATTGATTCGCCGTATGGACGACAAGCTCGACGTGACAGACGCGCTCTCTGGGCCGCTTCAAAGTATCGTCTCAATGAACGCGCAGAAGCAAATGGCGACTGGCGACCCGATGACCGATCCAAACATGCAAGGCGCACAAGGCGGCAACAATGCCGCAGGAGGCGCGGCAGGCAGACCGCCAGTTATGCCCAACGCCCCGCAGGGCATGATGCCAGCACCGATGCCTGTTGGATAATGTTTGACGAAATCTGACCATCCGCTAACAATACCCGCCATGTCATACATCAGTTTCAGAGCAAAAATTGACACACCGCTTGCTGTTGGTGAGTCGTTTGCTGTGAAATATCCCGCTGGCACGACGAAAAATTCGTTTGATACTGATGGCGACCATTTTTTGCGCGTTGATGGATATAATAAAAATTATAGCTCACAAAAAGGCGAGTTTTTGATTGAATTTACGCCTGCGTGGATCTCGATCACGAACCAAACTGGCATCAATCCGATCTCAAACAAGCGCGAGATTAGCCTTCAGCTTGACACTATTTCCGACATTTCTGGCGCAGAAGAAATTCTGGTTGTTACCAGCACAGGCCAAAAAGTTTTTGTAAAACGCAACGAGTTTACGTTTGGCGGATCTGGATTCCCCGTTGTGTCTGTCGGCGGTCTGGCAGACCTGACGCAAGAGCAGCAGAACGAAATTTTTGAAGGAACGGTTGTAACAACCGTTACAGGCGAAAGGTATCAATACTCTGGCAGCGGCGACAAGACGCTGGAATCGAGCTACGTCTTTATTTCCGACCAGACGCCCGAATGGGCGGTTATTGCCAACAAGCCAACTGTTTTCCCTCCAGAAGATCACACGCACTACAGCGCAGACATCCAAGACTTTGATGCCGCTGTCGATGCAAGAATTTCGTCTTCAGAGGCTGGCATTCTTGAATATGCCAGCGTTCCCAATTTCCCAGCAACAGGCTCGTTTGGGCGGTTGTACATTGCCACAGACAAGAACACGCTGTGGCGGTGGACTGGGACGCAGTATTCCATAGTTCCGGGCGAGACGGATTGTGGATATTATTAACCCCTCGCAAACAACATAAAACCCTATGGCAAATCCCATTATCAAAATCAAACGCGGTGTAGGTACTCCGAGCAGCCTGTCTGCTGGAGAGCTTGCTATCGACATCACAAACAAGAACCTCTTCATTGGTGACAACAGCTCTGTGCCGTTCGTCATTGGCGGTGAGGGAACCTTCGCTACCAAGGCTTACGCTGACGGCATCGTTGCTTCCGCTAACAGCACTCTTACCCAAGCTATCGCTGACGAAGAGGCTGCTCGTATCGCTGCTGACAACACGCTGACCACTAACCTCAACAATGAGATCACCCGCGCTACTGACGCAGAAGGCGTTCTCACCACCAATCTCGCCACCGAGGTCACGAACCGCACGAATGCTGACACCACCCTCCAGTCGAACATCGACACTGAGAAGGCTCGCATCGACGCAATTCTGTCTGCCGCTGACGCTGACAAGGACAGCTTCGCTGAAATCGTTACTCTTATCAATTCTATTGATACTGAGAATGATAACGCTTTTGCTGCCTACGTTCTCAGCAATGACGCTGCTCTCGCTCAAGAGGTCACAGATCGCACCAACGCTGATTCGGCTCTCGACGCTCGCGTTACTGCTCTCGAAACCACCATCGACGGCGGTTCTTACTAAGGTAAACTAACAAGTCCTCCGTGGGGTAAAACCCACGGGGGCAACCCTCTTCAATAAGATGGCAAATCCAACAATCATTCCCAAGAAATCGGTAATCGCAGGAGCAGTTCCTACGAGTTCCCAACTTACGCTTGGGGAAATTGCTATAAATCACGAAGATGCTGTGCTTTATAGCAGGCATCCCAGCACGGGAGCCGTGTATGCGTTGACTGGTGGTGGTGGCGGTGGCCCGACCACTATCAACGATTTGGACGAAATGTTCACGACCGCACGGGCAAACTACTACCATGAGGTCAACTACAATGTGTCTGGAGACGTTTCAGACATCCAAGTTTACGACGATGCGTTGCAGACAACACACCTGTATTCCCGCGCATTTACTTATGACGGCAGCGGCAATATTACAGCCGTAACGACCACAGACCAGCAAAACGCTGGGGTATCTCTAACAAAAACAATTTCTTACAATGGGTCTGGCGACATCGCCACCGTGACCCGCAACTACGTTCTATAACATCATGGCATTCACCGCACCAGACGCAAACGGAATCATCACTCAAACTGGCCGCGACCTCGATCTTTCGGGCTTGGCAGTAAATGGTGGCGTAACAATTACAACTGACGCAGGAGTCACTTATTACGACTTTGGCACGAATAGGCTATATGTTGAGGGCACTCTGTTTCACGACCCAGAAAAAGAGGTTGCCATCTTTCACCACATCTCGACTTCGACAACGACCCCGACAATAGTTTTTTCTGTAAACAAAAGTGCCAACAATTGGCAATCCCCCGAAAGTTGGGCAAAAGATGCTGATGGATTGTTGGTGCTGACTGATACCGCTCACGGGTTGGAAGTGGGAGACGCAATCGAAGTTCGTTTGAACGGGTCAACAACGGCAGAGGGTAGAACCTCTGATGGCAGGTTGTTTCGTCTTTCTGCCGTCACAGCAAACACGGCGACTCTCGAAAATTCTGCTATGTTTTCTCTGCCCACCGCAGCTGGCCAATACACGTTGCGGGCTTGCTACAATTACGGCAAGGAAATAACCGCGTATGGGCGCGTGCGCTACGCTTCTGGCACAGGACTCATTTTCTCTGGCGATTCTGTCACGAACTGGGATCCAGAAGAATACACGATAAATGTTAGTGCAGATGGGTTTATATGGGGCCGAGGCGGGACAATTAGCACCTATCGACCATTTAACCTTGGCGGGTATTACGACTTCAAGGGGACAGAATTTGTTTCGACTCGCACCAGCGGAAACAAGGTAGAGATTCGCTCCATGGGAAACGGCATTTACGAGGGCGGCGCACTTGTAAACATGGCTGGAGTCAATATTGGCGACACGTTGATTTTTAATGCTGGACTAAAGCAAGCCTCAATTACCGAGGTTCTGGGGGCATGGTACGAGGTTAGCATAAAGGATTTTGACGTTACTCAAAATGCCAACGACTCCGACATCGGGCATGACGGTAGTAGCACTCACCACCATAGAGATTACGAAATTGTAAACTCTGCTAACGGCTCGAATGTGATCAATATGTGGCGTGATACACGGGGGTCGATTGGTCAAAGAGGATGCCTCGTCACGAAAAAGGAAGTAGCTTTTGCGCTAAAGGATGCAACAGGAAGTGCGGTTTCTGGGGCAAAAATGTATTGCCAAGATAATCCGTCTGCTTACGCAAAAAACGCAACGCTAACAGGCGGCACGACTCAAGGGGTATACACAACCGCTCCAACTTTACTGAACGGCACATTGAATGGTGACGGCACAATTACATACAACTACGCCGATCCATTTGTTTACACAGGCGCGACAGATGCGAGCGGAGAAATTGGGACGCTTAAAGTCACGACCTCTTCGCATATTTTGGAGTACAACAGCAATGACCCATCCGCGCTTGTAGCTAATGGTGGGCCTTACAACATCCCGTCATTTAACAGCTTTTGGCGCGAGACAGACAACCTCGGCCCAGCTTACAGCGATTACGACACCGATCGCTTTGGCGGGTTTTACAGAGTGGATCGCAGATCGAACGACAACACGGATGCGGATGAGTTTACATTCAAGTTCGCCAGCTACGAGCATTCGTTAGCGCAAACAACGCAGGCACTCAAGGGTGTCGGCGCATTGCAGATAAATTGGGTTATGTTTAACGACACGGCAATTTCCGCAGACCGCGCAACGGCAGATGGATATTCCGAGATCGCCACGCCGCAGGCTTTTTACAACCGCGCAAAAGCATACCTTGTTGATAATTATGCTGGCGAGACTTCGACCATCGTTTCCCGCGAAGGTAATACGATCAACGCTGGTAGCTACAACGTAACGCTTGATGCAACTGCCGCCGAGGTCTTTGCCTTTGATGGATCGACAATTACGATCAAGGCAACGCAGTTCACTGGCAACATCCAAGGGAGCGGGACTTTTACCCTGCTCAATGGAGCCGAGGTTCTTGGAACTTTTGGTGCAACCACCGTCTATCCGTGGGAAGTGGCGAATGTAGAGGCAGGCAGCACGCTCCAGCTTTTCAATGTCACGCAAGACATCGAGATTGAGAACTTGGTGGTCAGTGGCACGGCTGGAACGAAAGTTACGGCGAGCGGAAGCTATGCCACAGCCGAAGCAGTTCCGGGCGACACGATCCGCCTGCGGATTACCTGCCAAGCTGGAACCTCTGCTCTGCTGCCATTTGAGACTGTGGGTGTAGCTACCGCTTCTGGAGCATCGTTCCGTGCAGACCAGCAACCTGACACGATCTACAACGCAAACAATATCGACGGAAGCGCAATTACGGGAATCACTCTGACTCCAGATTACACGAATATTCAAATTGATTTGGATGATCAAGTTGCTCCATATGAAATTAGCGCACAAGCAATCTACAACTACTACTCATACCTAATTACAACAACGGAAGGTATCGCTAACTTCTACGGCGCGATAACACCAGTTGATCAGATGAACTACAAGATCAATGCCTCTGTGGTTCCGCTCAAGTTGCAAAATACAGGCTCGACAGACGTTGTCCTTAACGGCGGTCGCCTCTACCGCGATGACAATGTAAGCGTCATTGATACGGGCGCGGGAGCGGGGACAGGATCACTAATGCAGGACACGGGAATGTTGATTCAGTATCTCCAACCGCAGGTTGAATCCGCGCTTACCACCTACGGCGCGGCTACATCAACCAACGTGTCTGACTCTGAAGCAACGCTGAAGAAGAAGATTACTCAAGCCGCGCTGATGTAAAAGTTTTGCAAGACAAAAAAATGTCTTGCATTTGCAACCCAAACCAACATACAAAAACAAACATGATAACAGACGATACGTCTGCCTCGTCAGCAGACACCACAAATGAGGTGCAGACTCAACCCGTGGAGGCAACTCCGCAGGTAGAGGCCACGCCAGAACTGGACGCTAATACCCAGAATGCCGCAGACACGTCCACTGCGGACGATACGAGCGTAACTGAGGCGGAAAAGCCGAAGTCGCTTCTTGACGTTGTCAAAGACGTTGTGGAGCCGACCGAAGAACCCGCTGAAGACAAGGAATCGCTCAACCTTGAAAAAGCAGAAGACGGCAAAGCGACTGAAGCCAAAGTCGAGGAAGATAAGCCCGTGGACGACGGGAAATCCGAACCGACAGAAGCCGATGATGCAAAGCTACCCTTCCACAAGCATCCGCGTTTTCAACAAGTCATTCAAGAACGCTCCGCGTTCAAGAAAGAAATTGAGACGCTGAAGCCTGAAGCCCAAGAATGGCGGTCAATTCGCACGTTCATGGATACCAACAGTCTGACCAACGATGAAGTTGCAAAAGGCTTTGAGATCATGGCGGCGATTAAAAACGATCCCATCCGGGGGCGCGACATGCTGGCAGAGTATTGGAATAACCTGCAAGCGTTCGCTGGAGCGGTTCTGCCACAAGACCTGAAGCAACGAGTAGATGACGGCGAAGTCACAGACGATGTCGCATCAGAACTCGCTCGCAGACGGAATGAGGCGGAATTTCTACGGCAACGGCAGGAGATGGAATACCAACGCCAACAAGAGCAGGCGCAGATGCAACAATACGCCGCGACACAGCAGATCATGCGAAGCGCGGTGGTGGATTGGGAGTCAAGCATAAAAACGCGAGACGCCGATTATTCTGTAAAACAACCGTTCCTACTGGACAAGGTTCGTGCGGCGATGGCTGTTTCGCAACCGCGCACTTCGCAAGAAGCGATTGCGCTGGTCGAGAAAGCCTACAGTGAAGTGAATGATTCGCTAAAGCGGTTCACGCCTTCACGCCCAGCGGCCACAACAGTTAGGAGCGAGACATCGTCCGCAAACGTCGCTCCGCAGCCAAAAAATTTACGAGACGTAATTAAGTTGGCGGCGGCGGGACAACTCTGAAACCCTAACTTAGAAATCAAAAACTATGGCATTCACAGCCCAAGAAATCGCTAACATTGCGACGGCTGCTCTTGATTATCACATCAAAGGCCCAGCCCTCTCGCAGTCCATCCAAGACAAACCCCTCATCAAAGCTCTTGAGGGCAACAAGAAGTCCTTCCCCGGCGGCAAGGGCGACATCACGATCCCTGTCAAGGGTGATTACACCACAGCTATCGCTGGGTACACTCACAACGACACCGTTTCGTATGCCAACCCAGCCAACCTCAAGCGCGTGAACTACCCATGGAAAGAAATCCATGCTGGTATCACCGTTACCCTCACCGAACTCAAGCACGACGGCATCTCCGTTGTGGATTCGGCCCAAGGCAAAAGCGTCAGCAACCACAGCGACCGCGAACTCACTGTGTTGACTGGTCTGCTTGAGGACAAACTTGAGGACATGACCGAAGGCTGGAGCCGTTCGTTCAACGAAATGCTCTGGAAAGACGGCACTGCCGATCCGAAGCAAGTTCCCGGCATCCTGTCCATCCTCACCGACACTCCTGCTGTTGGTACGACTGGCGGCATCGACCGCGCCACCACCGCTTGGTGGAGGCATCGCGCCATCGTTGGTGCGTCTGCCATCGCCGCGTCTGCTGCTAACCAAACCCTCACGAAAGAACTCCGCAAGGAAGTTCGTCAGCTTCGCCGCTACGCGAAGAACCCGAACTACATCCTCCTTGCTGGAAGCGACTTCCTCGACGCTCTCGAAATCGAAGTGTCTGAGAAGGGTGTGTACACACAGACTGGCTTCGCCAACAACGGCAAGAACGACATCGGCATGGCTGACATCGCCATGCGCGGCGTTGGGACGTTCCAATACGACCCGACCCTCGACGATCTCGGCTTTGCCAAGCGTTGCTACTTCATTGACCTCAACGCCATCCAGCTCATGCCTATGAGCGGTGAGGACAAGAAGACCCACAACCCTGCTCGCCCGTACGACCAGTACACCATCTACCGCGCCATGACATGGACTGGTGGATTGGTTGCTCGCCAGCTCAACAGCTCGGCAGTCTACGAGGTAGCTTAATCCCTCCAACTGATGATGGGGCTGGGGCTGCGTAGCGGCCCCGCCCCTGATTCACAACACAAACCAAAAACAAAAGAAAAAAACATGGAAATTGCAAATTGCGAAGTAAGGCTCCTTGGGAGCATTCAGAACAGCGTACCACGCTTAAACATCACGCCAGCGGAAGCCGCTATTTTGCGTGAAATCCACGGGTCTGATTCAGTTGTCCGCGTACGCGCAGTCGGCGCAGACAGGCGTCCACACAAGGACGAGTACGAGCGTCTTGCCGCCAAGTACGGCGCAACGACGACTGAAGACGGAACCAAAATTTTTTACAAACTCTTCCCGCAGAGCTTTGATCCAAAACTCCCCGTGTCCTTCAAGGACGTTGGGATTGATCTTCTTGGCGGATCGCACGAATCTGTGCCTGATCTTCCAGACGTTCCAGACGAAGCAGACGCAGACGCGCCAGCGGTGGAGGAAATTGAACCCAAACGCCGCAGGAAATCTGCTGAAGACTAATGGCTCGAAACGTCACGCTCGGTAAACTGGTTGAGGAAGTTCGCGCTGAAATCGGCGCATCCACCAACGTAAGTCAAGGAATCGGATCTGTTCAAGGAATTGAGCAGACCATTCGCCGCAATCAAGAACGGTTGTATCACGAATACAACTGGCCCCATTTGATTATCGAGCGTGACGAGCCAATGATGACCAAGGAGCGTTATTACACGTTCGATGCGGACGTGAATTTTGAGCGCATCCTTGCGGCTCATGTCAGATACTCCGACACATGGCGTCCGATTGAGTATGGGTTTGATTCGATGATCTACAATCGGCACGATCCAGATCAAAACCAATTTACCGATCCTGTCGAGCGGTGGCGTCACTACGAAGGCAATCAATACGAAGTCTGGCCCGTGCCAACAAAAAACAACTTGCAGACCGTGCGCTTCCGCGCACTGCGTTTTTTGAACCCTCTTCTGGCAAACACAGACAAGTGCGACATCGACTCAACATTGATCGTGTTGTTCTCTGCGGCTGAAATCTTGACCCGCCTCAAGGCGCAAGACGCTGAAAATAAGCTCGCGCTTGCCAACCAACATTACCGCATGATTCGCGGCAATTTTGACAAGTTGCCATCGTTCATCATGGGCGGCGGGATTGCCTCCAAGCAACAAAGCGGCCCGATCTACGGAGGGCGCATCTGACGTATGGGATACCTTCTCGTCGAGAACTTCGGGGAGGGTCTTGATACCCGCCGTTCACTCCTTACTACTGCGCCGGGGGCTTTGCTGACGTGTAAAAATGCTCACATTACACGCGGAAAAGAAATCGAGAAACGAAAAAAATTTGCTGAATTTGCCGCGCTGCCTGCTGGCACATTTGGAATGCAAGCTGCTGGAAACAGAATTTATGTATTTGGATCTTCAGCGACCCCTTCTGGGATGCCAGCAACAATTACATATCAACAATTAAAACACAAAGACAACACGACCCAAATGTCTGAAATTATATTTTCAGAAACATTTAATGGTCAAGTGTACGCGATTGCAAAATTTGTTGATGGATCTATTTACCATTATTTTAATGGGTCAAGAATTACTTCGTGGGACAATGTTGTAGCAGGATACAGCGGGTTCCCCGGAACGGCAGACAACTCAACGGTTGCGCTTGCGTTAGCAACTCAAATTGATAACGAAACGCTATTTGTCGCATCATCCACTGGAACATCATTTACAATCATTGGGCCTTCTGGGAAAGATTTTACCGCTACATTAAATACAATAAACGGCGGAGCAGTTAATAATCAAACTTTAACGCAAGTTGTAAATCAAACATATATTGCTGGCACTCCAGCGACAGGCCCAATTACATCAGTTGCGCTTGCGGCCAATGATCTTAAAAATCAGATTGATGCAGACATCCATTTTTCTGCAACGGTTGTCGGAACAACAATTCAGATCACTGGCCCCATTAACGAGCCGTTTACTATCACAACATCGACAACGCAAGGCGGGACGCAGACACAGAATATCAACATTGTCACAACGCAGGCGCACAGCGGGTCACAGCCGCAAATCTCCGAAGCTGAACTTGTTGGAGCATTTGAACCAAATGATGTTTACGAAATTACGCTGAATATCCCCGCGCTTGCTCACGTTCAGACATTTAGCGTGACATGCGATACGCCAGCAGTAGGTTCTCAATCAAAAATCATAACAATTACAGTCGGCGGCACGTTTGAACTTGATGACAAATTTATTGTTACGCTTGCCGTTCCAGTTGATGGCTATTCAAAACAATTTTTTGTTTCAGGATCTTCGTCTGGCATCCCGACGACAGCAAAAACATTTGGAGACAAAGTATACGCAACCACAAATTCAACTGTGTTTTTCTCTGAAACGGGAGACGCAACAAAGTGGCAGGCAAATAGCACTAATGGCTCTGGATCAATTAACCTGACAACTCAAGATGGCGGGTCTGAGAATTTGACTGGGATGGGCCTTTACCAGAATCGGCTCGCAGTTTTTTCAAAAAACAATGTGCAAATTTGGGCGATGGATGCAAACGTGGACAATAATGTTCGTGTTCAAACGCTTTCAAATATCGGCACGTTTGCTCCAAAAAGCATAGTGTCATTTGGTGATATTGATTTGTTCTTCTTGTCGGACAGCGGCATAAGATCGCTTCGTGCGCGTGACTCATCAAATGCGGCAACGATTGCAGACATTGGAACAAGCATAGATACACTGGTTCAGTCAGAAATGGCTGCTTTAAGCGAAACAGTGCGGAATGCAGCAGTAAGCATTATTGAGCCGACAGAAGGCAGATTTTGGTTATCTATGGGAGATAAAATATATGTTTTTTCGTACTTCCCAGCGAGCAAAGTGTCTGCATGGTCAACATACGAATTGGGATTTAACGTATCGCATTTGCAATATCTGAATGGCCGCGTGTATGCGCGATCAGGGGACACAATATATTTGTACGGCGGTTTGACTGGGCAAGAGTACGACGATTGTGAAGTCATTGTTGAACTTCCGTATTTGGATGGCGGGAAACCTGCTCACACAAAAACAATTCAAGCAATAGACTTGGCTTCTGAAAATTCATGGCAGATTTCAATCGGAACAGACATATCGTCGCCGGGAACCCGCATATACAGCGGAACCGTTGAAAACTCTTCATACATGATCGGAAGGATATTGCATTTTGGAATAGGCACGCACGTCAGCGCACGCCTTGTTTGCCAAGCTGACGGTTACGCAAGGTTAGGGAATATGGCGATTCATTACACGTTGGCAGACGCGGAATGACGGAAATCATCCCACTTAATTACGGCAATTTGCTGTACATTGCACAGCGGATGCGTGCGCTGGACAAAGAAGAGATTTACGCGACACGCTGGACAGACGACCCAAAAGACTTAGTGGCAGATGCTATGTTAATTCCGCATGTAAGCTGGATAGCTGCCGCTGACGGCGAGCCAGTAGCTGGATTTGGAGCAATACCAATGCACCCCGGATGCTGGTCAGTCTGGATGTTCGCCACAGACAAATGGCCGAAAGTTGCGTTGTCTGTAACGAGATATATCAAAAAAAAACTCATTCCGTCGTTACGGCAAGCTGGCGCGGTCAGGGCTGAATGCAAGTCCCATGCAAACCACCACGTTGCTCACAAATGGCTTGACAGTTTAGGTGCAGTCAAAGAATCTACGCTGGAACGATACGGAAAGAGTAAAGAAAATTTTTACCTATATAGATGGAACAATGACTAAAGGAGAAACAAGATGAGCTGGTTAAGTAGCCTTTTTGGAGGCGGTTCGTCCAAAAGTTCGTCAAAAGCTGCGGACAATTCTTTGGCGTGGCAAAAAAAGATTTACAAAGAACAAAAAGCTGACGCAAAAAAAGCCGAACAAAAAGCACGCAAGGAAGCTGCTGAACGAGCAAAAAATATAAAGCTCGGACTTGAAAACATCAATAAAGCATTTAGCGGACACAATAATAAGTATTACAATAATTTAGCAAGGCAATACAAAGACAGGTATTTGAACGATCCGACAGAGGGGGTGCAAAAACAATACAATACCTCGTTGCAACAACTGCTTGCAAATGCCTCTCGCGGCGGGACACTTCAATCGTCGATGTATGCAAAAAATTACGGCGACCTGCAAACAGCATTAGGATCGGCAAAACAAGACATTGCGGCTGGAGCAGAAAAATACGCGGACGCAGCGCGAAGCCAAATAGCAAGCCAAAAGAATGCGCTTATATCTCAGTTGAATGCAACCGCTGGCGAGAAAAGCATGATGACTCCATTTTTGGCGGGAAGAGTCAATACATCAGCTCCAACACTGCCGCAATTTTCTCCATTGGGAGATCTTTTCAGAAATGTCGGAGGAATTATGGAAAATGATGCGTATATCGCCAATGCTCAAGGGAAACAAGGTTTCTTTGAATCAGGCGTCAAAAACATTTCTAATTCTCTTTCAAAATATATTTCCTAATTATGTGTAATCCAGTGGCAATAATGGCGACAGCAGCAGCGGCATCAACTCTCGGAGGAATGGCGGCGTCTTCCCAAGCGGCATCAGCGCAAGATAGAGCAAACGCTAACGCGATCAACGCGCAGACAGCGCGAGATGTTCAGGCGGCACGCGAAGCGCGTGACAGGCAGCAAGCATTGAACGCGGAATCAGACAGGGTAAGACAAGAATACAATCAGCAGGCCAGAGACTTGAACGCATCGCAAATCCAGCAAAGTGCTGCTGCTTCCGCGCAGGCCGCGCAAGCGGCTGAAGCGGATCGCGTTGGGGCGATGTTGAATGAGCAATCTGGAGTGCAAAGATCTGTTGTGCCACAAGCCAGCGATGAATCATCGGCTCCGGGCATTAAATACATCCAAGGCATTATGGACGCCTCGACAGCAGATGCCAGCGGGACTTTGTCAAACAGAGCGAAATCTTTAGGTGCATTGCTTGGGAACCAATTCTCTATGGCTCAACGCGGCAGAGACTTTGATTATTCAAACGCCAATTTGCAAACTTTGGGCAATTTGTATAATACAAAAATGTCTCCGTTGTCTTATGGGTCTTCATTGCTTGCAGACGACTACAACCGCCAGCGACAATTAAACGCTTCACAATCTGCTGTAGACCAATACAACGCAGCAAATGCAGGGCAAGGCTGGAATGCGCTCTCAAAGGGCTTGGGGCTTATGGGGCAGCTTTCAGGAATGGGCGCAAGTATGACTGCATATAAATAAAAATCATTTAACTAAATTTAATTATGCCAAGCTCATATAAAACTAATAGCTATTACGGATTGGCCGACGCAATATCTCAAGCAAGCCCAGCAATTATGACTGGGATGTTTGGCGATCCAGCCGCAAAAGCCGCGTATGCTAAAGCACAGGCAGAAGCCGACTACCGCGCCCAACAACAGCAGAATTGGGAGAGGTCGCACGGGCTTGATGTTCAAAGATTTGGATTAAGCCAAAACGAAGACGTTCGCAAGCAGGGGATGTATCAGTATGATCTGGAGCAATCTAAACTTGAAGCAGACAAGCTGCGGCGCGAGCTGGCATCAAAATCTTCCCTTGCTGACTTCTTTTCAGCTCCAGACACCATCCAGATCGACCAATACGGTAATCGGTCACTGAATCCGAGCAAGGTTCCAGAGTACCTTTCGATATTGTCTGAAGTAAACCCAGAAGTAGCTGCAAATCAGGACAGGTGGGGCAACCCTGATATTCCGCAACCCGTTCAGAGCGGAGGCGCTATCTTTTGGGATCCAAGAGATCCAAGGAATCCAAATTACCAAAGCCCCGCTGGATCAAGCGCGGTCGAAGTTCCGCTTCCTCAAGCGTCTCCAGCACCGTCTGCTGTCGCGGTTCCGCCGCCAGCAGCTCCGCCTGCCGCGTCTGCGCCGTCTGTTGCAGACGAAATAAACCTTCCTCCGCCAGCATTCTATTCCGCAGGCCAAAACGTGACGGTTGTTCCCAAAAAAGATGACGGAATGTTCGGCACAGAAAACAGCAATCTTAAAATTAGAGAAGAAGCTGGGGCTGGCGCAATGCAGGCGTCGTCTATTGCGAAAGCCGCAGAACAAATGATTGGTGACGATCAGTTTCTTGAAAAAACACAACTTGGTGTTGGTATACCGGGCATTGATTCAGTTATCTCCGGCGCAGCCAATCTATTTGACACAGAAAACGCAATGGCGGCGCGTCAATTTGCTGAAATTACGATTGGCGATTGGCTTCAAAAAACAACACTTCTCAAGGGCGCAATCACTGAGCGAGAAACCGCTCAATTGCGCGCATCGCAACCGCCGCAGTATGCGTCTGCCGAAAACAAAAAACAATGGCTTCAAGGCATTTCGTGGGCAATGAACAAAGAAGCCGCTTGGCAACAAGCGAGATTCAACGCGGCCAAGCAAGGAATGAGTCCGCCTGACCCTGTTGTGTGGTCTAACAATTATGAACAATCAAATCCTCGTCCTGATTTGCTCAATCGAAACGCATCCCCTTCGCCATTAGGAGACGCTGTTGCTCCGCAGACACAAATGCAAATACCAGCAGGCATTAGTCCGCAAGATTGGCAATTTATGACCCCAGAAGAAAGATCGCTTTTCCAACAATGACTTTAGAGCAACAACAAGCATTGGCGTTGTCGCGTGCAAGGCAACGCGCCGCGCAATCGCAACCAACACAGCCGCCAGAGCAACCGCAAGGTGGTTTCTTAAACAGCGCGGCAAGAATGGCAAACGTCGTGAGCCGCGAAGCGGCTCCGTATGTAGCGGCTGGAAGCGCCGCCGCCATTCCGACGCTGATTGCTGGACAGATGGGGCCGCAAGTCGCGCTTCCCGAAGAAATCGTAACCGTTCCTGCGGCATTCCTTGGAGGGATGGGCGCATACGGCCTGTCGAGGCTTTTTGGTGATCCGGCGATCTCCGCAACAAACGCAGTTGCTGGAACAGAAATCCCGACCGTAAGCCAAGCAACAAGCAACCTTCTGGACGCCAGCGGCGCTTTTATCCCACCAGACCAACAGACGCCTGCGGAAAGGGTTGTTGGAACGGCAACAATGGGCGCGGCAGACGCGCTTTCGGGAGCCGGAGTTGGCAAGCAACTTGCCGCATACGGCGCTGGCCCTGTGTCTGAAGCGTTCGGCAAAGTCGCTGGGCCTGTGGCTTCAAGGATTCCATTTTTAAGATCAAGGATTCCAGCTACAGCAGATCAAGGCGCAAGAAAGCTGGGAGAATATTTGTCAAGAACACCCAAAGCGGACGCCGCGCTTGGTGCGGCGGGCGGCGCGGCGTATCAAGGCATGGAGGAGCAAGGCGGCAATACGGCGCAAAATGTTGCCGCTGGCATAGTCGCTCCGATGGCGCTTGGCATAGCTCAAAACGTGATGACAAGGAGACTGCCAAACATGATTGGCGCAGATAATCTTTCAGCGTTTTTTGGCGGCGCGGCAGACGACGTAAGGCAGATTGCAAGCAGGCCGCTTGACTCTATGCCGATCACAGACATTGGGCAATCGGGACGAAAAGCTGCTGCTGCCACGCAAGCCGTAAACAATGTCGCGCAATACCTCCAAGACCAAGCACAAAGAGGCGGAGGTGTCGGGCAAGCAATTTCTAATATTTCCGACGCTGGGCAAATGTATTCCGGCGGTCAAGTTCGCCCAGACGCGGCAACGCTGTCTGATAACATGGGATTGATTGGCGCAATGCGCGGGGTCGCAAACGACCCAACCGTTGCCGCTCGCGCATCAGCAAATCAAGCCGCTGTTGGCAGAGAGGTGTCCGAAGCACTTCCGCAAGTTGGCGCTGGGCCGAAAGCGGCGCAGAGGTTTATGCGCGGAGAGCTTGAGTCCGGCGTAAAGGCGGCAGACGTTGAGAGGCAGACAAAGTTTCAATCGCTTCAAAGCGAAGAAGGAAAGTTAAGCCAGCTTCAGTCGCAGGTAGACGTGTCCGGCGAAGCAATGAACCGCGCCGCCGCATCCGAAGCGGCTTTGCCAGCGTTGCGCGGCAAGGACGCGGAAATGCGTGCGGTCAACCAAAAGTTGAGTGACGCAATTCCAAAAGACACCCCTGTAAACATCGGAAACAATACAAAAAAAGCGGCTCAATCCGCGATCAATGAATATAAAAACCGCGCCACGGGCGAGCCAACAGAAGAGATTCAAGCGTTATTGAAGCTCGCTCAAGATAATCCAAATATCCTGTCCGGCGAGGCGCACGAAAACTTCAAAGATTTGTACAACTTGGCGGCAAACGCACAGACGCAAAACGAAAGGCGCCTTGTTGAAGGCGTCCGAAACGCGCTTCGCGCCGACATTGAAGCTGTCCCAGAGTTAAGGGATCCATTCAAGGCATTTAATAAATTCTACGCCGAAACATACCATCCAAGCTACCGCGAAGGCGCGTCACGCGACGTTCTGATTGGTCGCAAGGCTGGAAACGAGCCGAAGATCGCTCCAGAGGCTACGCTTGATCGGTTCTTGAAAGTCAGCCAAATGGAGGGCGGTCGAGACGCGGGACGTCTGGTCAAGGCGCTGTCTGGGCAAAGCGGGATGACGCCGAAGTCCGAAAAAATCATCGGAGACTGGATGGAATCGTCGATTTCCGCCGCCATCAGAGACAGCAAGACGGCAGACAAGGCCGCAGTCGCAAAGGCGTGGATGGATAAACATTCGTTGATTCTGAAAGAGCTTCCGCCGTCAGCCCAAGACAGGGTGATGAAGATTCAGTCTGATTTCGGCATCGCTCAAAGCGGCGTTGCCAAAGCAAAGGGCGAGTTTGCAGCAAGCGAAGAAGCCCTGTCTGCGGCTCAACGCAAGCTCACAGACACCCCGGAAGGAAAGTTTTCTGCTCCGGGCATGGAGGCGGCAAACAATGTTGATAAATGGCTGTATGGGGAAAAGGCAAGGTCAACAATGCTTCAACTCGTAAAGTCCGCAAAGAAAGACAAGACAGGGCGGTCAATGGAAGGGCTAAAGAACGCCGTCAAGCAATCCTTGGAACGCAAGATCAAAAACGTCGGATCGACAACCGAAGGTAATGCCGCAGAGATTGCAATGTCTGATTTTGGAACATCTTTCGCTAAGATGAATAAAATTCTATCAAGCGAAGAAACAACCAAGGCGTTGCGCCAGATATTCTCGCCAAAGGAAATCGAATCCCTTGATCGAATCAGAAAAAAAATTGCCGTTGCTACGCGAATCAATAAAAAAGCAACTGCTGGCTCTATCACCGCATACCTTGGCAAAGAATCGCAATCGCAGATTGATGAAATCGCAAAAGGCATCGCGGCTCCCGGCAGTAGCACTACAGCGATGGGGGCGTCTGCGGTCAGGACAATCAAAACGATCAAAGACCTCGCTGTTGGGCTGGCAAAAACAAGCGTCATTGATACAGACACGATGGAGAAACTTCAGCGTGAAGTCTTGTTAAAAGCATTGCTTGATCCAGATGTCGCCGTTGCCTTGCTCCGCAGGCCGACGCCCGAAAACCTGAAAACAACCTCTTCCATTCTGAAGCCAATCGTTCGCTCGTTTATGATGGGTCAGCAAGATGGTGATGAATCCAAATAAAAGTGCCGATTGCTCAATCAAAAGAACGCAATTATCGCGCAAAAAAGTTTGCTATCGTCAACGAACACAAGTCGGCTCGCGGCTGTCAGGTCTGCCGCTGGAACGGAGACACCGCTGCGCTTGACTTGCACCATGTAGACCCGTCAAAGAAGGCAGCGTCTATTCGATCAATACTTCGATCCGCATCCATCCAGCGTCTGATCGATGAAATCGCAAAATGCGTCGTTCTGTGCGCCAACTGCCATCGGCTACTACACGCAGGCAGGATCGGAATAAAGCAACACGCCAGAACAAAAAAGCTGACATTCTGGCCTATTTAACGCCCCGATTCCGCGCAACCACCAAATTTAGCGTGCAACATCATAACCTTGTTATATTCTAATAGCCCTCCTTGGGCGTTTCCTCCCTAAGACTGGGGCAGACCAACATACAGGTCTGCCCCATTTTTATTGTTACCAAACAACGCGCCCTGCGCGTTGGTGGTTGTTGGTGGTCACGGCATACGCCCGTTTCGGGCGTTACGCCCGACATTCCGCGCAGCTGATTTGAAATTTATTGCAGTGCGAAGGTGATCTGGAGCGTGGTGCAGGTAGTTGCGCTCAACCGTGGCGAGCGTGTCGCCAAGAACACCCGCGATCTCGTACAGATCCACGCCAGCTCGCGCAGCGAGCGTTGCCCACGTGTGCCGCAGGGTGTGTGGCGTGACAGCGGCGAGCCGCTTGTCGATTGTCTGCGCGGCTTCTTCGACAGCCTTGTTGAACGCACGACGGATGTCGTTGCTGTCGTCCAGCACGAACTCGCTGGCGCGTTCTGCGTGCGCCCGAACCAGCACAGGCATCAGTCTGTCTGAGATCGGAACGGGGACGCGGCGTTTGTTCTTCTGCCGCTTGCCGTCATTGTCGAAGCGAATCATGCCGCCGTCCAGATCGACCTGCGGCCAGCGCAGACCAACGATGCTGTTAAGCCGTGCGGCTGTCTCCAGAGCGATAGCAATAAAGCGAAAAACCCGCGACATGCGCTCGCCGTTCGTGCGCTCTGCGATGTCCCAAAATGCTTGTTCCTCCGTCTCCGTCATCCACAGGTCTTTTGGCGGCGGTATGGGCGGGAGCGAAACAACGGGAACGTGGTCGGCAGGGATCTGCCGCTGACGGCGTGCGTGGTTGCAGGCCGCAACCAGCGTCACCAACTCGCGGCGAATCGTTGAGTCAGACACGCCCTCGGCACGGCGTGTTGACTTGTATTTCGCAACGACACGCGATGTCAGGTCTTGCGGGGCGATTCCATTGAGATGACGCCGCAGATGATTGACCGCGATGATGGCGCGGTCTTGCGCGATGACCTGCTCCTCGACGTGCGTATTGAGGTAGTAGTCCAGGATTTGCTTGACATTCATCGACCCTTCTTCGGAGGCGTCTGCTTCTTGAAGCCAGCCTGCGAAGAATCGTTGAGCCGCTTGAATGCTTGTTGTCCGCGTCGATACGCGCTTGCTTCTGCCGTTCGTTGTCCAGCGGACTTCGTAAACGCCGTGGTCGTTTTGTTCCAGTCGTGGGCCTTTGTTGGTTCTTGCCATTTTTCTATGAGGTTGTGCAGTTGCTGTTCAGAGATGAGAACTGGCTTCCCCGCAACGTAAGGAAGTAGTCCCGCTCGACGCCAGCGAGCGATGGTTTGTGGCGTTCGCCGCAGAATTGCGGCGACTTCTTTCTGCGTGAAAAATTTCATTGACGCAGGATGTCAAATATCTTTGCAGCCTGCTCGATGGTGACAGGCTTGTTGATCCGCACGAACACGCCTTCGTCGGTTTGCCGAAGCTCGAAAGATGCCTTTTCTGGAAGCTCCGTTGCACGCTCTGGGAGTAGGTCTGGAACGGTGCAACCAAGCGCGTCAGCGAGTCTGACGAGATTCTTCGGATCGGGCATGACGAGTCCTCTGATGTAGGTGCTGATGCTGTCGCGGCCAACTCCTGCGGCGCGCGCAAGATCGCTCTGGTTCCAGTTTTTGCCGTGCATACGGGCTTCCAGATTACGCCCGAAGTCGGGCGGAATTTCCTTTGTGTGTCGAGACATGTAGTGCCTGCCAGTGCCATGTTGGGTGTGTAGAGTTTTCATATATATACAGGTTGTCCGGCAGTCAACAAACAACAAAAAAAATTTTTTGAAAATAAGTATTGACCCTACCCGAACAACTTGTATGGTGCGACCCGCAACGGCAATCACGCCGTTCAACACAAACCACAAAATGATCAACATCGACCCAAAGAAAGTAATCGCATTTTTCGGTGGGCCAACCGCTGTTCAGCGCAGACTGAAAAAGTCCAGCGTGGAAATCAGCTTGGCGACCATCGAGAAGTGGAGCCAGAGGTCGAACATGCCAGCATCCCGCTTTGCACAGCTTGCGCTGTGCGCCAAGCAGGACGGAAGCGAGTTCGATCTGTATGAGTTCATCAACGCACCCAAACATACAAGAAAAACCAACAAAAAATGAATAAATCCAATATGAGCCTTGCGGCTCTTAAAAAAGAAGCCGTCTACTTGAGCGAATGCAAAGAGGAGATCGCCGCCGAAATCAAGGCGCTGGAGCAAGAGATCGTTGACCGCATGGGCGACGAGTTCTACGCCGCGCTGCGTGACCGTGGGCAGGAATACGGCGACGTTACGATGGAACGCGAAAACGTCAAAGTCTGCCTGAAGATCGGCAAGACCGTGACGTGGGACAGCGACAAGCTCGCTGCTATCGCGGCCCAGACACCCGCCGACATGCAACATATTTACAAGGCCAAAATTTCAGTCTCAGAAAAAGACTGGAGCAGCGTGAAGCTGACGCCGCTTGGCGAGCAGCTTCTTGAAGCCCGTATTGTCAAATACGGCGAACCAAAAGTGTCCTTCAAGGACTAACCCAGCACAAACCAACAATATGATTAAAATCATTAAAGCTGATGAGCGGCTTGCCGCTCACACTAAAATCAACATCGCCCTCTTCGGGCCGTCAGGCATTGGGAAAACAACCCAAGCACGAACCCTTGATCCAGACACAACCTTGTTCTTGGATTTGGAAGCGGGAACCCTCGCCATCCAAGACTGGAACGGCGATGTTGTTGACCTTCGCCGCACGGCGCAGGGCATGAATGCCCATCCGTGGGAGATCGCACGCGCTATGGCATGTCTGGTCAGCGGCCCAGATCCAGCCGACGCTGACGGGCCGTACAGCAAGACGGCATACGATTCATACGTCAAAGCATTCGGCGGCGACGTGTCCATGCTGGACAAGTACAAGACCGTGTTCGTGGACAGCATCACTGTTGCCAGCCGCTTGTGCTTCCAGTGGTCGCAGAAGCAACCAGAGTGCGTCAGCGAAAAAACAGGCAAGCCCGACACCCGTGGGGCATACGGCTTGCTTGGCCGCGAAATGGTTCGCTGGCTGACTGTCCTCCAGCACTGCCCGAAGGACATCATCGTCGTTGGCATTCTGGACAGCGAGAAAGACGAGCTGAACCGCGTGGTTCATTCGGCGCAGGTCGAAGGATCGAAGACCGCACGGGAACTCCCCGGCATCTTTGATCAAGTCGTAACGCTGTCTTTGCTCAAGGCAGACAACGATCAGTCATACCGCGCCTTCGTCTGCCACCAAGACAACGAATGGGGATTCCCAGCAAAAGACCGCTCTGGCCGTCTGGAAGCTGTCGAGCCACCCGATCTCGGCGCACTCATCAAGAAAATCCGCACAGGCAAGCGTCTGGACGGGAACCTTAACACAACAATCACCAAGTAAACCAATAACAACAATAGAAAGAACCACATATATGTTCAGCCCAACATCAGGAGCCTCAGAAAAGCCAACACTCATCCCAGCGGGAACTCTCGCATTCGCGGTCGTCAAGGTCGCGGAACTCAAGAAATCCCAGTCCACAGGCGGCGAATACGCCAGCTTGGAACTAACCATCGACGGCGGCGAGTTCGCCAACCGCAAAGTGTTTGAGATGGTCTGCAACCCGAAAGACAACGCGAACAGCGAAGGCTGGCGCAAGATGGGCGTCGGCTCGCTGACGCGCATGTTTGAGGCCGCTGGCATCTTCAAGCCAGAAGACCCTGCGACTTATGAACAGATGAATGGAAAAGATTTCATCCAAATCTGTCAGGTCTTGGACGGGGCGCGAATCGCAATTAAGGTCAAGGTGGAAAAAGATAAAGAAGGAAACCACCCAGACCGCAACAAGGTCGGAGAATACCTGTCACCGAACCCGAACAGCGGGTCGAACGGGAACTTCAAAAAACTCGCTGAAGGCAACGCTGGGGCATCAGCAGCCGCACGCTCATCGGCATTTGGCGCAGCCGCGCCTGCCGCTGGTGGCTCTGCTCCGTCGTGGCTCAACCAGCCTCGGTAAGTCGTCGTAAGAGGAGGGCGCACGGGAAATGAAAGATCAATACCTGTGCGCCCTGCTTACGCTGGCGTTGGGGAACTGCGAACTCGCACAACTCGCTAAATCCCTGCTGCTACTAAAATACCAAATAAAAATAACAAAAAATGATCCTCCGACCAAGACAGGAAGAGTTTACAAAGTCCTGCATTGAAGCATTAAAGTTACACGGCAACACATTAGGAGTTGCCCCGACAGGGGCTGGCAAGACAGTCATGCTGTCTGCCGTCTGCGACGGCATCCGCCCCAAGAACGCTCTGATCGTTCAGCACCGCGACGAGTTGGTTTCACAAAACCGTGACACGTTTCGGCTGATTAACCCCAAGACCAAGACCGATCTGATGGTTGCTGACCGCAAGAACTTTCTTGCGGAGGGCTGCACGTTCGGCATGGTGCAGACGCTGGCGCGGAACATCGACAGGATGCAACCCATCGATCTGCTGGCTATCGATGAATGCCACCATGTCGCGGCCAACAGCTATCAAGTCATCATCGACAAGGCCCGTGAGCTGAACCCCAAGGTGCGGCTTTTCGGCGTTACCGCAACGCCGATGCGTGCCGACAAGAAAGCGTTGACCAACGCCTTCAGCAATGTCGCAGACATTATTTCGATCACCGAACTGATCCAAGCTGGGCATCTGGTGCGTCCGCGCACATTCGTCATTGACTGCGGCTTGCAGGAAGAACTGCGGGGCGTCCGCAGGACGACCGCAGACTTCGACATGAATCAAGTCGAAGAAATCATGGATCAATCTCCCATAACGTCACGGGTTATAGACGAGTGGCGCAAGGTGGCTGGCGACAGGCGCACGATAGTCTTTGCGTCCACGGTCGAACACGCCCAGCACGTCACCGATGCGTTCAAAGCCGCTGGCGTCAAGGCGGAGCTTGTCCACGGCGCAATGGGTGACGCCGACAGGCGCGGTGTCTTGAAGCGGCTGGATCGCGGCGAGACGCAAGTTGTTTGCAACGTCATGGTTCTGACCGAAGGCTTCGACTGCCAGCCCGTGTCCTGCGTCGTTCTCCTGCGGCCATGCTCACACAAGTCAACCATGCTCCAGATGATCGGTCGCGGATTACGCAAGGTTGATCCGCAACGCTACCCGAACGTCCGTAAAGACGACTGCATCGTGCTTGACTTCGGGTATTCGCTGCTGACCCACGGCACGCTCGAAACAGACATCGAGCTGGTTCCCAAAAAGGGAACTGGCATGAAAACGACCTGCCCGTCGTGCAAGACGGAAATCCCCGCCAACGTCCGGGAGTGTCCTGTCTGCGGCGAAACCATCAACGAACCACGCGAAGGCGGCGAAGCCGACGAGCGGGAGGAACTGGTCGAGTTCGGCATGACAGAGATCGAGCTGATCGAGTCATCCCCGTTCCGCTGGGAACCGCTGTTCGATGGATGTGTCGTCGTAGCGAACGGTCTGAGCGCATGGGCGGCTGTGGTGAACTACGGGAACCGTTGGTTCGCTGTCTGCCGCGCCGACGCAGACAAGCGCACAGTCATCGTTGCCGACGAACACGACAAGGTTTCCGCGCTCTCCAGCGCGGATGATTTCCTGCGAATGCACGGCGACCGAAGCAACGCTCGCAAGAGCCGATCATGGCTGTCGCTCGCCCCGTCTGACAAGCAACGTGAAATGCTTGGTCTGGACACATTCGCTCCCGTCTCCCGCTACCGCGCATCGTGCCTGATCACATGGCGGTTCTCCGAAAAACAAATCCAAAAAACCATACAAACCCACTGCTACAACAAAATCGCCGCATGAAAGTAACAATCGAAATCGACATGGATGAAACCCCGCACAAGCTGGACGCGCACTTGCGCGGCCCAGAGTACAAGTTGGTTCTTGGTGGCATTTATCTTGAAGTGTTGAACCTACTCACTCAAGGTCATCCCTACACCACCGCCGACGCGGTGCTTTCCCACCTCCACGAAAAGATGAAAAAAGACGCCAGTTATTTCAACGTCGAACTATGAAATCCATCCTTGAAGAAGCACTGGAAGTCACGAGCGGCGCACGCCGCCGTGACTATGACGCGGCAGAACCAAACCACAAGCGCATCGCAGACGGCTGGAACTGGTATCTGAATGCACGCAAAGACCCAACCGCGCCGATCAGCTCATACGACGCGGCGGTCATGATGTTGATTCTGAAGATCGCCCGTGCCTGCTACACGCCGACACGCGACACATTCGTCGATGCGGCTGGTTACGCACGCTGTGCCGCAGAGATCGCTGGCTTTGAGGAAAACAACGGATGAAGTCACCACTGATCCCGTTCCTTGGGCTGGGCAATGGAGGCAAACTGGAGATCCACATGTCTGCCTTCCCGCTGCGCCAGCTCTCACCGATGCACCTTCGCGGTGACGATCTTCCGCACACTGTCAGAAAATTCCTTGACACGGGCGAAGGCGAGCCAGTCGAGCTGTTGGAGGCAATGACAAAGTATTACAAAAAGAAAAAATAATTTATGTTCAAACCCGAAACCAAAAACGAAAACGACGTGTCTGATCGCATCGCGCCCATCGTGGACGAAGCAATCCAGACCGAACGCAAGAAAGAAACACCGCGCCAATACCTTGGCGCATCGCGCTGGGGCGAGGCGTGCGAGCGCAAGCTGGCATACGAGTTCCATCACACCCCGAAAGACAAAGGATTTTCAGGCCAGACATACCGCATCTTCGATGCGGGACATGACTACGAAGACCGCGTTGTTGAATACATGCGGCTGGCTGGATTCAAGCTGGAGAACGAGAACGAGGACGGCAAGCAGATCGGCTTCTTCGTGGCAGACGGCAAGCTCGGCGGTCACTGCGACGGCATCCTGCACGCAGGGCCAATCGATCTTCCGTACCCGCTGGTCTTTGAGTGCAAAAGCCTCAACGACAAATCGTGGAACGACACGAAGAAGAAAGGCGTCAAGGAATCCAAGCCCGTGTACTACGCGCAGATTCAGACGTACTGCGCTTACTTCGATGTTCCGAACGGCGGTCTGTTCGTTGCCATCAACAAGAACAACGGCGAAATCCATTACGAGCATGTCCCGTACGACGCCCGCACCGCGCAGGATGTGTCTGACCGCGCTCTGCGGGTGGTGAAGTCATCCCGCCCGGAAGAGCTGTCTCGGATCACAGACGACGCAGCCAACTTCCAATGCCGTTTTTGCGACTACAAGACAAACTGTCATTCCACGACAGTTTCGAGCAAGCCAACGGAGATCACAACGGCGAAGCCGTTTTGGATGAGGTGATCCAACAACCACAACAACAATAATAATAAATGTGGATACTACCAAAACAACTACATGCATTGAGTGGTGCGCCGGATACGGAGGCATTTCTCTTGGACTTAAACGAGCAATCCCAAGCCTGCTCACAATCGCTTATGGTGAGATCGAAGCATTCGCCATTGCGAACTTGGTTAGCAAAATGGAAGCGGGACTCATGGACGCAGCACCTCTTTGGACGGATATTAAAACCTTCCCATGCGAAGGCTTTCGAGGAAAAGTGGACATCCTTGTTGCGGGATACCCTTGTCAGCCATTCTCCGCAGCAGGAAAGCGGCAAGGAGAAAACGACCCAAGACACCTCTGGCCCTACATCAGAGATTCAATACGAGTTATTCAGCCTCGACTCTGTTTCTTTGAAAACGTCGAAGGACACATCTCGTTGGGACTCTCCAGCGTCATCAGCGATCTGGAAGAGTTGGGTTACAAGGTGTCGTGGGGAATATTCAGCGCGAGCGAAGTCGGTGCGCCTCACCAGCGCAAGCGGGTCTTCATCTTGGCCCACCTGTCAAGCGAACGACTCGAAAGACACGGGGCCGTTGGGGTCGAAGAGTTGCACGAATCACATTCAGAGAAATTCTTTGCTTGCGGCAACAGTGAAAATGTATGGCCCTCCCGCCCCGGCGAACCCCAGCACGCATGGGAGCCGCCCAGAGTCACAACAGGATTGGCGCACACCGGGAGCATCGGACGGCGAGGGAGGAGTGATGGAGATGCGGGAGGGCTGTGCGGGGAAATACAAACTGCGGGATCATGTTGCAGCGGAGCAGAAAAAGCAATGGGCAACGCCGATCATGGGCGACTCGCATCTGGCCTCAACGCCGGAAGTGGCGCAGAAGCGGATAGAGGAGGGGAAGGTGACATTGAGCAGGCAGATGGCGGCGCAATGGGCAACCCCACAAGCGAAGGATCACAAGAGCGGTCACCGAGATTCAACGATAGTTCAATACAAGCAGCCCAATGTGGAAGTGGAAGCAAAGGCGACAGGGAAGCTCAACCCTCGCTGGGTCGAGACGCTGATGGGCCTGCCGGTGGGGTGGACTATGCCGAGCTGTGTGTCTCCTGCGACAATCGCACCGACGAACTCCGACTCCTCGGCAACGGAGTCGTGCCTGCCACCGCAGAGCGAGCATTCAGAACTCTTTTAGCAGAATTAAAATGACCAACACACAAACCAACGACCAATTCGATGCGGCATACGCATCGTCTCTTATAAACCAAGATGAAGTAATCCAGTTCTTCGGCACGCTGTTCGGGCGTGTCAAGTGGAACGACCGCACGCACCTGTGTCTGCGGGGGATTGGCGAGAAAGGCACGCCGCAGGAAGGCGATTATCGCAGCGACAACTTCTTCCAGCCGTCGCTGGCTGATCCGACAGAAGGCGTCATGAACTGCGTCACGATGTGGGCGAAGAACCAAGTCGCTACCTTCGTTGTTCCAGCCATCCTGCGGGAGCAACGCGGCACAGCGGAGAACGTCAGCTTGTTCACCAACATCCTTGCGGATTTGGATTCGGGCGACACAGACGCGAAGCTGGAATACATGAGATCGCACTTGGGCGAGCCGACGATGGTTGTTCTGTCGGGCGGCACAACGGAAGAGAACACGCCGAAGCGGCATGTGTACTACGTTCTGGACGAGCCGACCGACGACATCCGCGAAGCGATCATTGCCCGTGATCTGCTGGCGCGGAAGTGCGGCGGCGACATCAGCATGGGGCTGGGCGTGGACAGCAACCCGTTTGGCCGCGCACATCAGCCAGTACGTGTTGCAGGATCGGTTCACGCCAAGAAAGGCATCCCGTCTGCCTGCACCATCGAGTCCACCAGCGAGCGGTTCTACAGTCTGACCGACATGTCAGCCGCGCTGAAGGTGATGCCTGCCAGCCCGTGGGCAATCCAGCAACCGCAGACAGGCAACGTCATCGACTTCCAATCGGGCGAGCTGAAGTTCTCCCCGACATCCGGGGGAATGGGAACGACCGCCACAGACGCGCTCCAGACACCCGTGTACGAAAACGGCGAGGATCGCACCCGCTGGGGGCAGTTCAACAAGGTGGCGGGGCTGCACATATCGATGGCCCGTCGCGGCGAGATGACAATCGAGGAAGCATACGACTACACGCACGGATGGGTGCTGAACTACATGAAACCCGCATGGCCCGATCACCGAATCAAGCGCGAGTTTGAGATGCTGGCGACATACGATGTGCGTCACCACGGCCCGTTTCCAGAAAAGGAAAAACCCATCGTTGACGAATCGATCCGCGATGGCGGTCTGGGCTTGCGGTCATGGGCAGCGCACCGATGGATCACGAACCCGAAGCCCGAACACCAGTACCTTGTCGATGATCTCGTCATCAAGGGCGAGCCGCACTTGTTTGTGGCGCAGGGCGGGGCGGGTAAGACATTTCAGGTCGCAGACCTTGCTTTGAAGCTGGCGTCGTATGACGGCACGACAACGCAGTGGTGCGGTCAGAAGGTGATTCGTGGCGGCACAGCGGTGCTGATTCTGTGCGAGGACAGCCAGACAGAAATGCACCGACGCCTGCTGGAGATCAACAGCGACGACCGCATCGCCAAGGCTGGCGACAAGCTGATCATCCTGCCGATGACTCGGCTGGGTGGCGCGTTTCCGCTTGTCGAGTTCGATCACAAGACAGGCGAATCCCGCCCGTCGAAACGCTGGGCAGAAATGCTGGCATTGCTCAAAGAACTGGACGATCTGGTTCTGGTCTGCATCGACACGCTCAACAGCGTCAGTCACGGCGATGAAAACTCGGCACTGGCGATCTCGCAAATGATGCGCGAAGCGCATCGTGTCTGCGGCGAGCTGGACGCCGCGCTCATCGTCAATCACCACGTTCGCAAGACATCCAAGGATCAACGTATCGCCTCGCTGGAGGATCTGAACGCCGCGATCCGTGGATCGTCTGCGATCTCGTCGTACTTCCGCATCAACTTCGGCATGTTCACCTGCGGCGACTACGCTCGGCGCATGAAGGCGATGGGTATGAAGCCAGAACAAAATGCGCTCTGGCGTTTCGGTGTCGCCAAGGCGAACATCCACGGACTAATGAAAGGCGAGCGCACACTACTGCGGAACAATCGCGGACTGATGGATGACGTCACGCACCTCGACATGTTCGCAGGCGACACATACGCGGAACGCGTAGCGTGGCTGATCGTTGCTTGCCGTCTTGCGGCAGAACGCGGACATCCATACACCACGGGAGCTAAAAACTCGGCGAGCGGCCTGTACCGCAGACGGGCTGAACTGCCGCCGACTCTCCGTCATTTGGGTGACGCGGAGCTTCCCCGGCTTCTGTCCGCCGCGATGGAAGACGGCAAGCTCGTCGGTTGCTCGGTGCGTGGCTCCAAGTCCAAGCAGTACGTTGACGCCCCGTCTGGGCGACTCGCATCAGACGAAGCTGGCGCGGAGATCTCGGCTGGCGCGTACACGGACATCCCCGACTGGTCGCTGTATGCGTTCTGTCAAGCACAAAACGCCGTAATGAAGCGTGATGAAGTCGTAAACCCGTTTAGTGACTCATGAGCATTCCATTTCAAGTACTCAAGGATCACTGGCAATACACGTTCGACGAACGCATCGGCATTATGACCGAAGGCGATCCGCCGAACGAAGCGCAAGTCGCAATCGCCAGACAAGAAGCAGACGAAGCCGCGCAGCGGCTGAAAGTTGAGCTGGAGAACAAAAATACTGGCAGATCAAGCCAAATTTGATCTATTTGCAAAAAAAGTAAGGGGAGACAGGCGACCAAACCTGCCTCCCCTTGGTTTTGCACAAACCAAAAGGCGGGAAAATGAAAAAAACCGCCAGTTGGTTATTGATGCGAAACTACCCTAACGTCAAGGCAATTCTTTTAAGCCAGTCAGGAGATTCCTTCGTTACCTTTATCCCCCATGCTTCCGCCGCAGGCGTGTATGGCTGCGGTTCTGGTTCTGGCTTCTTTGACTTAGGCTTCTTGATGCGCGGATCCACATACGGCCAAGGCCCAGACATACGAAGTTCCTTCGTGAACCACGCGCCTTCACAAGCGCATTTGCGCTTGCGGTAGCGTTTGCCTTTTACGATCCGCGTGTCGATGACCGCAGATTCCTGCTTGCAGACAGAGCATTTCATTTAAATGTCTTGTTCTTGTCGAACCACTTCCTGAAGTGGCTGAAGTCCCTCGGCTCCGTCACCTCCGCGTTCTTTCCGCAGACATCGCATTTGCCGTAATGCCAACAGCAGACTGTACGCATCTTGGTTCCGTGTTCCATCCCACACGGGCGACATGCCCATTTCGGATACTCTTTCGTTTTCATGTTCTATTAGTTTGATTAGCTTCTGACGTTGTTTTTCCACCTTACGCAGAATTTCATTACGAATCGTGTCTGACGCAAGGTTCAGCACATCGCATATGTCCGTGTAAAGTTCGCCGTGGAAGAAATCCACCGCATCGCGGTGGTGGTGTTCGTTGGCTTCTTGTTTTGATTTGTCTTTGTATGAACGTAGCTCGACCGCATCGACTGCGGCTTGTTCGATGATCGCGCAAAGCAAATCCCGTGTGACAAGGATGTCGTTTTCAGTACCCATGTTTGTCGTTATCGTCGAAGATTCCCCACAACAGGATGACAAGACACGCAATAGCCAGCAGAGCAACGGCGTTAGCAATGTAGTTAAGGATGTCCATGATCATTTGAAGATGCCCTTGAAGATGTTGAGGGCGTCAACTTCGCCATAACCGCGCTGCTCTCGCTTCGCTGTCTCGGTCGCCTCGCGCAGTCCCTTGCGGTAGCCGCTGTCGTAGGCGATTGACCACGTCTGGGCGAATAGCTTTCGCAGGCCCGCCGCAGACATGGTGACTTTGTCATCCCCGTCGAATGACGGGTTCCGTGTTGCATACGCTTCCCAGAGTTCGTCTTGGCTCATATTAATTCTGGTAGTTCGCGGCTTTGCTTTGCGGTGATGATGTACTCGCGGACAAGCTCAAGCGTCTCGTCGCAGGAACTGTGGATACTCCCATCGTCGTCGCGGTACTTGGAGAGGTCGCCGCAGCCGTGCTTCAGCGCGGAGCGGATCTCGTTCAGGATGTCTTCGATGACAAGTAGCGCGTCTGTGCCAGCCAGCGCGTATTTGTGTTCGTGTTCCTCTTCGGGGAGATCAAATTCAAGGGTAGCTTTCATTGGAATAGTTCTGGTTGAGAGTTGCCGTTCGGGTACACCGCAGGCCGCAGACGCGGTTTGCTGGACGCACAGAGCCGCGCAAGGCGCGGGTATGCTTCGCGGGGCAGACAGGAATCAAACCCGTGGGTGACACGGGTTGTTGCCGCCTTGACTCTGCACAGGTTCGGGACTCTGCATTTCATTGCTGTAATGTTCATTTTATGTGTAGTTGGTGGGTTGGTTTGTTTGGTTTGGTTTGGGTTGGTTTACTTGACAGGCCAGACATACGGAAGGTTGTCCGGCGTGTCTGGGAACATAGGCTTGTAAAAATTTGGGTCTTTGCGAATCAAGTTTGATTTATGGGACTCGCAAAAGTCTTCCGTGATCCACGCAGGCGAATCGGTGTTGATGGAAATAATGCGATTGCGGAAAGCGTCGATCTTTGGAAGGCATGTGTCGTTGTAGCCGCGACTGATCCATTCGTAGCACACGGCAACGCCATAGTTGATTAACGATGCCTCATAGCCGCACCACATTTTGGTGGCTGGATGGTTCTGCCAGCCGTAGGACGGATCGTGAAGGGCGTTGAGGATTTGAAGGCACTCCACGCGTTGCTTGCCAAGCCGCTTGTTGTCGAGAGCCTTTGCAGATTCAAGGAAGTTACGGTATGGGAGAAAAGTTTGCATCTTATGAGAACATTGTTTTCTTGGCCGCTGGTTTGATCGCTGGCCCGTTTTGGAGCTGGTGAAGCGTTGTCTCGATGCGGTCGAGTTGAGCCGCAATGGTGAGGACAGCTTGCGCGATTGAGTTGAGCGAAAGCGTGTCGTTTTCACGCTGTGCTTTTTGCTTCTGGTAGTAGCTCCGCTTGTAGCGGCGGACGTGGTCGGCGTTCTTTTTGCGCCATGCCGCCGATGCCGATTCGGTGGTGGTCGCTGTTGGTTTGTGCTGTTTCATGCGGGGCGATGATGCCACAGGATTCACCCTCGTCAATAACAAATTTAAAAATATTTTTTGGCTGTCTCCACGGATAATTTGGGTGACGCTTTTAGGGGTGAAATGCAGAGGGGGAAACATCTATCTATCCCTCACGGAGGTTGGTATATCCAGCCCCTGCACTTTTCTGGTTGGAATAGTTCATACAGCTCAACGCTTTGCGTGATTCTCCCTCGTCACTTTGGGAGAAAAGAGGACGGATCCCCCTACTAATAGTAGGTAATAAATTACTTCTACTATTTAGTAGTCACTATGTGAACACGCTCCTGCGTTCCACTTTGCGTACTCCCTTCGGGCGCAAGTGTACTCGTCGCTTTCACATGTTCTCCCCCAGTTCCGCGCCGCCCCCATCCCCAAATTTTCCGTGTTGACATAAATGCGAGGGTATGGTGTAAAGGCGACATGCACGACCAACAAGACCAGCATTCACCCACAACCCCACCACAACCGCCAACGCCCGTAGACGCCGAACTGGTGGCGCGGCAACGCGCTGAACACTCGGCTCGCATGTCGCGGCTATGGGAAGATCCAGAGTGGCGCGAGAACATCACCGCAAAGATGAAAGCACAGCGGAGCACAGCGCGCGCGAAGCGCAAGCTGCGCGACAGCTTGCTGGATGCCGCAAGGGAGCGCACACGCAAGACAGGCGTTGCACCGCAGTGGAGTCCCAAGAAGGTCGCCGCACTGGAGCCAACAGGCAAGTGGCTGCACTACGACAGCGTGCGGCAATGCGCGGCCCACTACGGCATCAAGGAATCCAATATGCGTGCAATTCTGAAGTTTGGTCGCACTTGGCACGGAATCAAATTTGTTCTCGCTGTATGAAGACTGCCGCAGACTCCCGCATCTACGAACCCGTTCAGCTCTACATCCCCGGCACGCCAAGGCCGCAACCCCGGCCACGCTTCGCCAAAGGCCGCGTCATTGCCACCGCAGACCCGCTCGCACGCCGATGGACGAACGCCTGCGAGTTCTACGCACGGCAGACCGTGATGAATCTTGGCGGTGACAAGCTCGTTCCGCACTACCTCGGCGCGAAAGGCGAAGCCTTGAGGTGTGAGCTGTATTTCCAGTTTCCAACGCAGAAGCGTAACGCGGACAGGTACGGTCTGCCGCACCTGCGTGTTCCCGATGTCGATAACTTAGCGAAGCTGGTGCCGGATGCCTTTGTTCGCAAGGGGCTGATTCTGGGGGATGACTCCCGCGTCTGCGAATTGATTGTAAAGAAAAATTGGGTGCGCGTGCAGGATGCTGGTTGCATCGCAACGCTTTCGCTTTTGCCTCCGGCTTTGAAAAAAGTCTAATTCGTCCATATGAGGGGGAAAATCAAATTGAATTTCAATTTGGAATTTTCCTAACCCCTCCATATACAGAGAAAAACAAAACGCAGGGTTTTACGCACGCGCCTACGGGAGGCGCACCCACGCGCCGCGCACGCGCACGCACGGCGGCGGATGCCGCGCATTTGCGCGACGTTGGCGCATACAGCGTTTCGCTGTCTGCCCGCTGTCGCGGTATTGTCTGACAGACAAAACGCGCTGTAGGGCGCTTCACGGCGCGAAAAAGCCCCATCCTGTTTCCAAGATGGGGCCACTTCCGGCGCTCCGGCGATTCCAGCGCTCCGGCGTTATCTGTACCAGTACAGCGCCGCCACGATTCCGGCCACGATCAGCCAAAAGGCCGTGTCGATTGCCAGCGCTACGCGGCGCGCACGCTTCCGGCGCTGCCAGATAGGATCCGGCGGTATGGCTGCAGGGCGGTAGCGCTGCGGTGCGGATCCGGCTGCGTTGGCGGGGTGATGAATGATTTTTTTCATGGCTTAGTATTCCTCCGGCAGCAGCAAGGTTGTTACAGAGCGGTCGGCCTCAGTGATAATCCACAAACGGTCACCTCTCAGTGAATACGCCGAGAGCACGCGACCGCCGTTTTCCATGGCGTCATCGTTCACGGCTTTGTCCTCTTCGCAAACCTCGCCCCAATCGCCGGAAAAATGGCGGTCGAGGCATGAATGAAGGAACGCTTCAGGGAACTCTGACGAAGCGCCACGGGTCGCAACGATGCTGATCATTTCCCCCCCTCCTGCTGTTGAGCCTTGAACGCTTTGTAGGCATTCGCACGCGTTCCGATCGGCACAAGCTGGCCTTCCGGCGATACCTTCCACCATGAAGGGCCGGAGCTGTATTTGCGCGCTTTGTAGTCTTTTTGGCCAGTGGCCACGATAGCGCCCTCCGGCGCTTCCAAGAGAAGCAATCCGGCTTCGCCGTTCTGGCCGATCCAGTTTCCCCATGTAAACTTGCCGGAAGTCGATTCCGAAAAATCAACAAGGGCAATCCACGGCTTCCCGTATCGGCGTGCGTCAAAAGCCGCCGTTTCTGTTTCAATCAAGTGTAGTGTTTTTTCCATTTTTTTCTGTTGTTGGGTTGTTGTTGGGTTGTTGTTGTTTCAGTCGTTGCTGACAGCCGCAATGCATGCGGCAATCCATGCCGCCGGATCTTTGAAAACAAGGCCATGCGGTTCATTGCTTCGGGGGTCAGTCTCATACGGCGCTGGCAGGATGATATCCTTGTCGGTTGCATATCCGGCCAGCGTTTTCAGCGATCCGGCCACGCGCTGTTGCCAAGTGCCGTAGCGCACAAAGTGGCTTGAGAACATGCCGCCGTAGTTGTTGAGCGCACGCCCAGCGCCGTAGCACAATGTGCGGCTGTAGCCGGATGAAGTCAGACAATGCGCAACTGAGGCAATGTCAATCGGGGCCGTCTCCTGCCGGACAATGGGGCAATACTGGCCGCCGATTTTTCCGTCAAGTGACGCGAACGTGTACAGCTCAACTGAGCGCCCTTGCCGGATCAATTGCATAACAAGCGCCAGCGCTGCCACGCCGCGTTTTGTCAGCAATTCGTGGTCGATGCTGGCCGAGCTGCAAACGTCAACGAAAACGCGCACGGGAGCGCGTTCACTGATCGATTGCACGCGGCGGCGCATGCATTCCGGCGATCCGGCCAGAAATGCAGGAACGTCCGGCAGACTTCCGGCCACGTCGTTGGTCCACTCCGGCGACATGCGTTCCATGTCGGCCTCGATTTGATCAAGCATACGCTCCGCCTCCGGCACGCGCGCAGGATTGCCGGATTGCGTGAATTCCAGCGCCTCTTCAAGCGTTTCGCCAGTCCAGTCCTTGCTGCAGCGATAGTCGTCGGATCCGGCTTTGATCTCCTGCCGGACGTATGCGGCCAACTCTGACGGTGAAGCGAACTCGACTTGCCCGCGTTTGTTAACTTGTTTAGTGATCATGTCAGTGTCCTCCCGATTATTTGCGGCCAGAAACTGACAGCCATGCTTCATCCGGCATCCCTTTGCGGATACACGCGGTTTCGGCGTCCTCCCAAGTCTCTCCGGCTTGCAACAACATGCAGCCGTGGATGGATGCACGCGGTGAAACAACGACCTTCAGACCGAGCCGCTTCACGTTCGCACGGCACTGTTGCACGTGCGAGACCCATTGCCCGCCCTTGGCTTGATCCTCGATGCGTGACAGCGCCAGTGAGCGTTCCAGCGCTTCGTCTGTCGGCCAGTCGAGCGCAACAAAGCGGTCGATAAACGCCGCGTCCATTTTCGCACGGCCAACATAATCGTGCGTTGCGCCGTGGCCGTAGGTGTTCGCCGCTGCAATGCAACGGAAATCGGCGTGCTTCTCGATCATCCCGTCGGGGAAGTCGCAATGCCCATTGGCAAGCGCCGCATTGAACGCCAGCAGCGCCGCCGGAAGTGACGCGTCCACTTCGTCAAAAAGATAAACGCCGCCGTTCTGGTACGCTTCCCGAAATGGGCGAGAAACGATGCGGCCTTGTGCGTCGGTGAAGCCAAGGAGCTTGTGCTCCGAGTCAATCGCGCCGTTGAAGTAAAAAGGAAGGCCAAGCGCCTTGGCCACATTGTGCGCCGCTGTTGTTTTGCCTGTTCCGGCAGGGCCAGCAAGCCAGACATTGCAGCCAGCGCCGATTTTTCGCATGAGCGACGGGAACGCGCGATGTTGAATTCCGGCGTCAATCTCGCCGTGATGGGCGCTCTCGATCTTGACACGGATTGGAGCGATTCCGGCCTCCTCCCGAACGATACGCCGGACGGCGTCGGCATCAATCGCCGGAGCTGGCACAAGCGCCGCAAGTGCGGATCCAAGCGCCGCCAGTGCATCGCCGGAAGGCAAGGGCGCCGGAGCGGCCACGGCCACGGGAGCCGCCGGAGGCGTGGCGTTGTTGGCTTCGTTGCTGTTGATCATGTCTGACATGACGACAGCACGCGTTCCGGCATCCGGCTCATTGTAAATATTGCCGAGCTGCTCAACCGTGAGCTTTCCGGCCATGGCGTAAGGCACGCCGTGCGCTGTCAGCCAGCGCCGTACCAGTGTGCGGTTGGCACTGTCGATTTTAGCGGGGCGGGGGAGTTGCTGTTCGATTTCTGCAATGGTGTTTTCGTTTGTCATTTTGTTGTTGTTGTTGTTGTCGCCGGATCCAGCTTTTAAGCGGTTCGGCGGTTGGTTTGTTGTTGTTGTTTGCTCTGAGGGTGCGGCCAACATACCAGACAACGTGTACAGTGCAATATCTTTTTTCGTTTTTTTCATAGCTTGAAAACAAGCGCCGGACATGCTAACGGCCAGCAATGACAGACATGGAAACAAGCGCCGGAGACAGCGCCGGACTGACAGCAATGCAGGCCGCCTTCGTTCGGCACGTTGCTCTCGATTGCATGACGCAGACCAAAGCGGCCGAGGCGGCCGGATACGCTCAGCCAGCAGCAAGGGCTGTTGAGTTAGTCCGCACGCCGCACGTCATGGCCGCAATTCATGCGGCACGTTCGGCCATCATAAACACGGATCTGGCCGCGCTTGGGTTGCGAACCATGCGTGACCTCATGGCGGATCCATCCAATCCCGCGCCAGTTCGCTTCCAAGCGGCCAAGTGGAGTCTGGAAGCCGCCGGACATAAGGCCGAGCAAGACAAAGCCGGATTACCAGCGCACGAGCGGCCATTGCATGAAATGTCGCTGACAGAACTGGAATCGTTCATCGCACGCGGAGAAGGGGCGCTGTCCAAGCTACGCAACGTAGGGCCGACGATTGACGTGCAGACAGACAGCAATGCGCCCAACATTCCGCCCGACAATCGCGTAAGCCGTTGACAGGCAACGCCTGTCACTGCCCATACAAGGCACAAAGCGGGGGGGGGCAACCCCGCCACGGGGGGGCGGAAAAAAAAATAAAAATTTCCATCACCCCCACCGACAAAATTTCTGATTTTTGAAAAACCAAGTGCGGGGGCAAGATGCCCCCGTCACTTTTCGCTTGCCAACCAACATGCGCCAACAATAATCTCCGCGCATGTCACAAGCACCAACGCCTTACACGCGCCAAAACAACTTCACAACAGACGCCGGGAACCCCAACTACTCAATAGGCATGGCGGCTGCTGATCTTGATGCAGAGTACGAAGCCATCAAGACCTCGGTTAATCAGACCATTTCGCGGCTCAACGAAATTCAGCGCGACGACGGCCAGCTCCGCGACGACATCATCTCGATCCCAGAAGGCAGCATCGCAACAGGCTCGCTGGAGGACGGCGCGATTACATCGGTCAAGATTGCAGACGGGGCGGTTGTTTCGACCAAGATCCCCGCCGGGGCGGTCACAACAGATAAAATCGCTAATGCCAGCATAACCGCCGGGAAGATCCCCGATGGAGAAATCAGCTCGTCCAAGCTCGCAGACGGGGCCGTCACGTCAGCCAAGCTCGCTCCCGGTCTTTCCGATGCCATTGTCGCAACCACTCCAATTTTAGCTACAGGCACAACGACCGCCCGTGATCTTGTCACACGCATGGCGGATGTTGTGAACGTCAAAGACTTTGGATTAGTGGCTGAAAATACTCCATTCGGAAGAACTGGATTGCGCTTAATAGCTGGCGAAAAAAGGGACGCTCATTATGCTTGGGGTTCTGTTGTGGAAATACCCAATTCTACTAAATGGGTTCAAATATATCGTAAGGGAACACAGCACGGAACTGAGGATGGAACTGAAGTTCGTGCAGCAGATTCTTATGATTTTGGTTTGTCTTGGGTAAATGATCGTTTAATCCAAACAGACCCAACTACTGATTCTCGCCCAGACAAGCTCGCAGTAATGGCTAATGGTCGAATTGGTTTCTTCTGTAACAGAGCATCCGCTACTCCCGCAAACAACAAATTTCCTCTGTTTATTTATTCTGATGATGAAGGAGTTACATGGACAAAATTAGAAGTTCCCACATCAAGCACAACATATACATTTGCTTCTGTTACAGGAATTATTTCATTTCCAGCCAGTCAAGGCGGAAATGACGCAACTGGATTTTTGAGTTTTGGGTACATCGATGCTGGTGGACTCGACGCTTTTACAACCGTCGATAACGGAAATACATGGTCTACCGTATTAGATGTCACTGGATCAACCATCACAAGTGAAAACATCGTTATTCGTCTTGGAGATACTGATCGTTGGTTGGCCTATGTAAGACAAGCCACAGGCAACCTTCAAGTTTATAAGATCACCAACCTTCTTAATTGGGGCATTTCTCAAGATGCAGGAATTTTAAGTGAAAGCAGACCTCCGGGTGGATTTTATGATTCTACCACCAATAAGGTATATTATATTGGAACTGGAAGATTAAGGTCAGGCGAGGGGCTTGATGGATATAAAAACAATCTTCTTTATGTTAATGCTGATGCGGATGCATTGTGGAATAATAATGGAGTATTTAATGGTGGGTCACTAACGAATGCTTATAAATCTCTATTAACTGCGCCAAGCTGGACGACTGGGTATTTCCATGTATTTACAAGTAAATTGGGATTGTGCGCTGCTTTTACTGCTGGAGAAAACGTAGCTAATGGCAATCCACCAAGCTCAGTTTGGATGGTTGGTAACTTCGACGTTAATGGTGCTGATGTTGGAATGTTCGTTGACAAATACACTCGCAACATGGCGGATGTTAATTATATAACACTAAAAGCTGTTGATAATATTTCCAATACTTATCCATTGCAAATAACAAACGCATCTGGCACAGCTAATCATTATTATGGCGCATATGTCACATCATACAACGCAGGTGGTGCTAATTATTTGACTGCTCACAATGGCGGTGATTTTACTGAAACTTTTGGTGGTAGCGTCGGTAATGTTGAGTACAATTTTAACAACACTGGTACAACAAAGTATACTGGTCTTAACTATCTCTATACTGCTACCTCTCAAATCGATGGGTTGGGAGCGCAGATGCACATTGCAGTAGCTTCTGCATCTTCAGCAGCAATTAGAACTCAAACGATTACTTCCTCGACAAGAGAGCATCTAACATTTCATAACACAAATAACCAAGTTGGATCAATTACAACAAGCGGGACTGGAACTGCATACAATGTGCTATCTGATGAAAAAGCAAAAAACTTTATCGGAGAATACCCCGCCGAAAAAGCCATTGATATAATAAAAGCAGACCCTGTTAGAGAATTTAACTGGAAACCAGAGCGCGGCGGCGGATATGCCGTTGGATGGGGAGCGCAGACATCTTATGGAGTTTCTGAAGACCTCGCAACTAAAGGCGGTTGGTTCAAGGACGATGAAGAAGTTGAGGAAGGAACAGAGGGTGCTGTGTATGTGCCTTGGGGTGTAGACCAAGGCAAACGAACCCCGTATCTGTGGGCTGCTGTTTCTTACTTGGTTGACAAACTAAAAGAAGCAGAAGAAAGGATTGCTAAATTAGAGCAATCTCAAAACGCTTAAAATTTGAAAAAATACCTCAACATCTCCCGCATTCTGATCAGTCCTCGCCCCAGTCATCTGTTGAGTAGTCCTTCTTGACATCGCGGCAAACATTTTACACTCTGGCAAGCAACAACCAACAACCATGTCACAAGTCCCACCACTTTACCAACGGCAGAATAATTTCTCATCCGACGCGCTGAACCCGCAGTTGACGCTGGCAGACACATGCGCCGATCTTGACGCCGAGTACGAGGCAATCAAGTCGTCTGTGAATCAGACGATCTCGCGGCTGTCTGAGATCCAGCGGGATGACGGCAAGCTGTCTGCGGTGGTCAATGTGGACTCGATGACAGACGACGCGCTTGCGTTGATCGGTCTGAACCCCAGCAATATCAAAGGCGCGTGGGGCGCTGGCGCGGCCTACGCGGTGGGTGACATTGTTACGTCTGACGGCGGGACGTTGTTGTGCGTTGAGGCGCATACATCGGGGAGCGATGTCGCAAACGATCTGAATGACGGGCGGTGGGTTCCCATTGGCATCCCGAACAACAATGTTGTTGTTGTGGATCGGTTCACTGGCGACGGCGTTGCCGTCGAATTTACGCTTTCTTCCGAGGGAACCACGAACGGCACGAATGTCTTCATCGACGGCGTGTACCAGCAAAAAGACAGCTACACCGTCAGCGGCTCCGCGCTGACGCTGGGCGCGGCTGCGCCTGCCGGGGCGACTATCGAGGTGGTGATCGGTCTAACGCGGGACACGGTGATTGCAGACGGAGAGGTGACGACCGTCAAGATAGCAGACGGGTCTGTCACCGAGGCCAAAATTGCACCTATTACTGCCACAGGAACCACGGAATCACGCAATCTGCAAGATCGTTTTGCTGATGTTATTAATGTAAAAGACTTCGGCGCAGTCGGCGATGGTGTTGCGGATGATACTGCTGCAATTCAAGCAGCTATTGATTTTGCCGCGACGGATAAGAAAAATGTATTTATTCCAGCGTCTAATAATGAGTATATCGTTTCCTCAACTTTAACAATTCCACAAGGAGTATTTGTTATCGGTGAAGGTGGTTGGTTTAAGAATCAGTTTACTGATAATAAATTTGAAGTTGGTGGGTCGGCGCTAAAACTTGCTGATGGCGCAAACACCGATATGATTTTGTTTCGCTATTCACCCGGCGTTGGTGAGACCATTAGTGACTATCGGGTTCATTCTGGTTTGAAAGACATTATACTTTTTGGCAACAAATCCCCACTACAGGCTCCATCAGCAGCAACAACAAATACTTCTGGTAACGGTATTGTAATATCTGGCGCGAGATACGTCAGATTAGAAAATGTAGTTGTTGTAAAGTTTGCTGAAAACGGTCTTTCTATTAAATCTTACGATTATGGCAGTGGAGCAATATCGTCTAATAATGCGGATATTCGTGCTTGCGCTTTTCTGTCAAACAAGGGAATTGGAGCATTCTTGGCTGGTGGAGACAGTATTTTCACAAACAATCAAGTAGGATATAACGGCTCTACTGGGATATCTTGTGTTGGTTTTGGAGTTGTGAGTGATAATTTGGTTTGGAATAATCAAGCCGCTGGAGTTTATCTTGGCACAACAACACTACCAGTTAATTTTACAAACAATAGAGTCTACGACAACAAAAACTCAGGAATCTATATAGCCGGGCCAGCAATGGTAGCTAACAATGTTGTAGAGCGAAACAATGATGGTGCAAACTTAATACCTTCTGAGCAATCTGGAATTTTTGTCTCTGCCTCAGATACTTATGGAATTACTATTACCGGGAACAGCATCGGTAATGATGTTGGGACAGACCAAGAATACGGTGTTTACTTCAATTCATCTGCCGCTCGATGTAAGGCTTTTGTTGGTAATAACTTTTACAATAACAATACGGCTAATGTAGTTCTCGCTCACCTTGATAATATTAAGAATTCTGGTGACCCATTAGAATATCAAAGAGATTTTGGCGCTGACGGATTGGTTATATATACAACGCCTAACGGTCTTTTTAATGGCGGGATAGATGGGGCAATATGGAAGGTTGTAGCTGTTCATGTTGGAGGCCATGTTGGTGCTGAAGCAACCATTAAAGGAGAATCAGGTGGGCCTCAAATTATCTCCCAAAATAGTGTTGGTACAGCGACATTTACATTTTCTATAAGCGGTAACAGTGTTCAGTTGGCATGTAGTTCTGGATCATTTACAACAAATTGGCGAGCATACAGGTTAATATAATGACATACTTAGAATCCATAAACGCTTCACTCAAAAGGCTTCGTGAAAACACAGTCACAAGTGTTACAGCGAACACCTACTCCCAACTAATCGGTGAGCTAATCAACGAAGCAAAACGTGAAGTCGGAGATGCTTTCCGTTGAAAAATTATCTAAACATATCCCACATTCTAATCTGCCTTGCATTCCAAGGCATCGGATATGCTGTCTGCAAGAATCCATTCATCGGCGCGGTTGCGGGAATATTCTTCTTTGCTGGCAGAGAGATCTCTCAAGCAGAGTATCGCGCCATCAAAGCATCCCCAAGCAAGCTCCGCAAAGATCTGCCGCTATTCGGTGGACTTAACCCTAAACACTGGGCAGCGAAAGCATTTTTTGCGGATCTGTCTGTTCCATCGGTAATCGTCGTCGCGGCGGCGATTGTCTTACATTTAACCCAATAAT